CAAGTTCAATATTGAAATTACTAATGATATGGATATCAATAACAAAATGGTTACCTTGGGAGTTGCTAAACCTAAAATAAGAAAAATAGTTAGTAATGTATTCGAGATAAATAAGGACACTCTTTTGGTTAACCTAATATCGGATAACTCTGACATCTCTCAGACAGTTAAATTAGGTAGAGGGATAGTTGTTAATACTTTGGTAAGTATTGCTGGTCACACAACGATTGGTGATTTTGTATTTATTAATAGAAATGTTAGTATTGGACATCATACTGTAATTGGTGAATACACAACAATAAATCCTGGTGTTAATATTGCTGGTAATGTAATAATTGGTGAAGGTTGTCAAATAGGAATTGGTGCGAATATAATTGACGGTGTTAAGATAGGAAATAATACCATTATTGGCGCAGGTTCTTTGGTGACCAAAGATATCCCTGATAATGTTGTTGCATATGGAAATCCTTGTAAAATAATAAAACAAATTTAATAAAGATATGAAAAATTTATATTTAACCATGAATCTTTTTGGTTACGAAAAACTAACTCCTCCACCTGAATTATTACCAAAAAATTTAACCACTTGTTATATTACGGATAATGATGAAATTGCAAAACAAGCAAAAAAACTTGGGTGGGATATTGTTAAATATATAAATTTATTTAAGGATGTAATAGATAAATTAGATAAAAGAATATCAGTTGCACGAATAAAATGTTTCCCTAAAGAATTTGTACCTGAAGTAGACGATTTTGAATTTATATTTATTTGTGATAGTAACATATCTAAAATTAGAAAGGATTATCAAAACTTTATAGATAGTTGTACAGAAGACAAATGTCTTTTTCTCACCTCAAAATATTACTCTAATGGTAGAGATAATATTGTGTCAGAATTAATGGAATCTAAACAACTTAGATGGTCATATAATTTTGATGGGATGATAAAATCAACAGATAAATATATGAAAGAATTAGAATCAAAAGGAATTAATTATAAAAATTTAAGTGTTGTCTCAGGGAAATATATTGGGTGGAATTTAAATCATAAATATTATGACGAAATTTCAAATAAAATTTATAATGAAAGAAAAGTTAATCTCCAAGGTAATATCATATTAACTTACATAAGTGGAATATATAAAAATGAAGTCAATAATTTTGCAACTGAAAGTTGGGCAAGAAGTGAATTAAATAATCATAATTTTCAAGCATAAAAAACAAAATGAAACATAACCCTTGTAAAATAATTAGAAAAAATGGCTGAAGGAGTATATAAAATAACTGAGGAGTTTGAAAAAAAAATTTCCGATTATACTGGTGCTCCATATGTGGTGACTGTTGACAATCAAAGCAATGCGTTGTTTTTGTCGTTATATTATGAAAACATAAAAGGAAAAGAAATTGAAATCCCTAACAGGACATATCCATCAGTACCTTGCGAAATTATACATGCTGGTGGTAAAGTTAAATTTTATAAAATTGATGGTGAAAAATTAAAGGGGGCTTATCAGTTAAAACCAACAAGAGTATGGGATTCGGCGTTAAGATTCACCGCTAATATGTTTATACCTAATACGCATATGTGTGTTTCATTTACGGGTCCTTATAAACATTTAAAACTATCAAAAGGTGGAGCAATACTGACTGATGATGTTAAAGCTTATGAATGGTTTAAACGGGCTAGATTTAGTGGTCGTAGAGAATGTTCTTATCACGATGATGAATTTGATATGTTAGGATGGAATTTTTATATGATGCCTGAATTATCGGCCAGAGGTTTATTAATGATGAACCAATTTTATGATTATGATGGTAATAAAAAGACAAATGATGATATTGAATTACCATATCCTGATTTATCTAAGTTTAAAATATATACACAATGAAATTACACATTATAACCCCACTTTATCGGTTTAATTTATTAGAAGAAGTTTATAATTCAATACTTATGAATGACGATATAATTTGGCATATCTCAAAATCAAATAAACGAGAAGAATTAGATTATGATTTTTTAAAAAAAGATAAAAGAATTAGATTATATAATGTTGATTGTGAAGATACTGATACAACTTCTAAAAGAAACGCCGTTTTTGATAATATTAAAGATGGGTATTTTTGTTTATTAGACGATGATACCATTTTTCATGAAAATATGTATATAAAATATTTGGAATGTGTGGAACATAATTTTAGAGGTATGTTAGTTGGTGAACAGATTAATAAAGATGGTAAGTTAAGACGTATTGCAAGTAAACCTGTCTATGATAGAATAGATACTGGTAATGTTATATCTCACTATAAATGTTTAACTGAATGTAAATGGCCTAAAGAGCATATTAGAGGTGTTAATCAAAAAGATTTTCTTTTTTGGGATTCGGTATATGAATTCTACGGAAAAAAATGTGGTATTTGGAATCAACCAATATCATATTATAATAAACTTTCATAACTCTTTTTTTCGGTGTTCTTGTGTATTTATATATAAACAAATATATACCGTGAAAAAAATTGTAAGACTAACCGAATCTGATTTAACCCGTATTGTTAAACGTGTTGTTGAAGAAAACGAAATGACCGAAGAAGGGTCTAGTCGTTATATGTTCTTTTCAAATCTACAACAGATGAAAAGACAATGTGAATATCTATTGGACTTTGATGAAGAACAAGTTGAGGAGATATTGAATAATGGACATGATTGGGCTCAAGACCATATTTCTGAGGCTAAGAACAATATGGACCAAGTTTTTGATTTCTTAATGAATGAGATTAAAGGTGATGATGCCGATGTGAAGAGTGAATCTTATTTACCAAATATTAGAGGAAAGAAAATATATGAGGACCAATATGGTTCCGTTGAAATCCTACCTATTCAAGAATCAGAATACAAGGGACGTAAGGTTACATTGAATAAACCTTTCTATACTCCTGATGGACCAAAGAAAAGGTCTGTATATGTAAAGAACTCCAAGGGTAATATTGTTAAGGTTAATTTTGGGGACCCCAATATGAGGATTAAAAAAAATAGTCCATCTCATCGTAAATCTTTTAGAGCAAGACATCATTGTGAAAATCCTGGACCAAAGTGGAAAAGTAAATTTTGGAGTTGTAAAGCTTGGTAATAATTAATTTAACCCCACCTCATCAGTGGGGTTTTTTGTTTTTACGAGTATTTATCTAATATGAATTCGGAACAATTAATAACAGATTTTAATGATGGTGACTATGAGAGTGATGTTAGACCATTGTTTAATGATATAAACACTTTTCTAAGGTTTGCCACTAAACACGATTTTATTGATGAATTATTATTGGATAATATTCCTCATAATGAATTTGGTGACGCGTTACCATACTTAGATAGTTTAGGTAAAGTAGATAAGTTGGATTACAATAGTGTTCCTGAAGAGTTTAAAAACGAATTATTATTATACAAATTAGAGAAAAACCCTCAGGAAACTTTAAATTACGTCACAAATAATTTAATTACTGATGTTAATTTTATGAATGGTGGTTATTATCTACATGTTAAAGACAGAACAGAACTTGCTGACCTTTTTAAAAGTAGTGGTAGAGATACTTCACCTCATGATTGCGCCAAAGCCGTTTTGGGTGAGGATTCATGGGACCCATATTGGGATACTACGGCCGATGTATATCGTGATGTTATTGAGGATTTAAACGAAGAGAACCTTGGAAATTTAGCCGAATACATTATTAAACAGATTGGAGGTCAGGAATTTTCTTTGGAGGATTATGATGACGAGTTATTTACTACCTTTTCCACAGAACAAGGAACCGAAGGAACATTTCAGATAACAAAAGAGAATGTAATGAGGTTAATCAAGGATGAAAGCGCTATGAAGGAAATGTTAAAAGGTGATTTATCTGATTTAAAGAGTGAATTATATTCCATCCACAATAACGCTTACAACAATGCCTACGAAACAGAAATCTATAATGATGTATGGTCAGAGTTATCTACTTATTTTGTTACAGGTTCTTGGGAAACAGAAACAAAAGAAAGGTCCGATGGGAAGAAAATTTATCACGAATATATTAAAATCAATGATTTCTCGCGAGTCGTATATGATTTCTTATCTGACAATAAGGGAGGTACTTATAACGAGAGTTTTATGGAGTATTTTGGTACTTATGTCGGTGTTATCGCCACTTTAATGGACAATAGTGATTATGAATGGTTAAGTTTTAGAATACCTGACTATCCTGATTGGAGTACAACTAAAAAATATATAAACGAGTATTTCGGAAATTACATTTAACATGAAATACCTTGTAACTAAATCACAATTATTAGAAGCGACCAAGTTCCCAAAAGGAACTGTTGTTCCCGACAAATATTGCCCAATGGTTGAAAGACTTATTATGGAGTATTATGGTGACAAAATTTGTGATATTCTTGTCGTACCATCCGATAAGGAATACTCTCATTATGTTTTAATCTCGTATAACGGTTATTCTCTTAAAGGGACATCAGAAAGAATTGAGAACTTAATTGAGGGGTTTCTCCCTATTAAAACTTTGGTTATCGTTATGGACAATGACGGAGGATGTGATGATGATAGTGACCTTTAAGAAAATATGGAATATAAATTAACAAATGAACAATTATTTAATTCCTTCAAATCTATAATGAGGGAGTATTCTGAATTGGAAAGTGCCGAAAAGAGTTATGACTATCATGATTATGAAAAATCTAGATATGTTGATGCAAATGTCGTCAACTATTATGAAGATTTAGAAGAAGATTGGGAGAGCGATGATTGGATATTTCAAGTTCAGTATTACAAAGGTGATTGGGGATATGGTCTTGAGTTACCTATTTTAAGATATGCCGAATACATGGAAAATGGAAGGTTTAGAAATACTAAATCAGTTTTTGGAGACCTTTTTGAACCGTTATTAAAAGAATGGTTTAACACTACTTATCCTGTGGAGATACCTATAAAAACAGTAACAAAAGAACAAGACTAATATGAAAATTTTAATTACGGAAAATCAAATCGATAAACTACAAGTTCATATTCAAAATGTAATTGACTCCGAATTGGATAATATACGTGAGGAATCTCAAGAATGGGGTTTAGGCGAAATGGATGAGTTGGATGAAGTTGATTCCATAGATAAAATTGTTATTGATAGAATTGTTCCTCATATTGGAATTGTTGTTTATATTGACATTTATTCCAAAACAGATAGAGAAGATTTTGACAATATTAGAGCCGAGATTCAATATAGGGTTTCAGAATGGGTACCTAACGTAAAACTATTCATTAACAACATTATTAGATAAAGAAAATGTCAAACACTCATCTCCCACACGATTTATCGTTAACCCTAAATAAAAAGGGTTACACTAAACCATCTAACGCTTATTACAATATCTACAATCAAAGTATTTTTTATCAGACACCAAAAATACATAGTGAAGCCATTTGGGCTCCGACATTTGGTGAGGTAATCGATTGGTTTAAAGAGACCTACAACATGGATGTCTTCCCCACTGTAGACTCAATTGAGGTCGCGTTAAATAAAATATAATTTTATTCCTTTTGAGGGGATAAGATATTTATAATTAAAATGAAAATATGAAACACTTACTAAATAACTTATCGAACGAAGAAAAAAATAATATCCGTAAACAACATACAGGTGGTATGAGTGTTATGACCGAAAATTTCGGTAGACTAATGAACGCGAAACTTGGTAATGCCAAACCATTGATTAATGAACAAAATGTAGGTACCGCTCATGCGTCGAATATTAATAACTACCCTAACTGTGTTCGAACTTTAGGTCGACCGACTAAAATTACCCCAAACCCCACAACATGGTTTGACCATGCTATTATGGGTAATGGAACAACAAAAGGATTTATATTTTACCCATATATGGTGGGTCAAGATGGAAAATCTTTAATGGTTCCTAATTCTTTAAAAGTTAATAAACCAGGAACAACAGGTGAAGACGGAAGAGTGGTTTACGCTTGTAAAGGTAACGACATTTTAATCGAGGGAAAATTATATTCCTCTAAATGTCCTGTTGGTAAAGGTACGTCTGAGGAAATTAAAGAATTCCAAGATTGGTTAGATAGTAACGTTAAAGGGTGGGTCGCAAGCCAACCTGATGGTCTTAAAAAAGACCCAACAAAAGGTTATGGTAAATGTGGACCAAGTACTCGAAAGGCTTGGGAGAAGAATAAAGACGATTTCAAATTACAGAAAACCGTTAAGTTTGTTCCACCATCGGTAGAACCTGGTGAAGGAGATGATGTAGTTATTCCTGATGCGGTAGCCGTTAACGAAAATTTCCGTAGATTAATGAATGCTAAACATGGTAACGCTAAACCATTAATTAATAATTAAATTTTTAAATTAATTTAAAACCCCCATTTCTAAAGAGTGGGGTTTTTTATTTCAGAAATTTTTTCTATCTTTACCCTATGGAAGAATTTATTGGAAAAGAAGTTATCATTTATCCTGGTGACACACACAAAAAACAAGGTATTGTTAAATCGGTTAGCTTTAACGGAGTTACGTTTATGATTACAAAATACGATAAAAATGACGGACAATACGTTGTTGGGAAACTAACGTTTATTTCTTATAGTGCAAGACTAACCTTTAGAGAAATATAATATGAAAAAATTACGAAAAGAAATAGAGTTCAAGGGACAAGGCGGTTTACTTGACGCGTTTGATGATATGTTGAAAGAAAAATACAACATAACTGATGAAGAATATGATTACATCGCTATGACCGCCACTGACGAAGAGTTAAGTATATTCCTTAATGGACTTGGTAGTTTGGGTAGTACCCCATCATTCGCCACTAAACGTAAATCATTGGAGATTCGTAACAAATACCTCAACCTTTTTAACGAACAATCATGAAAAAATTCATTATATTAATTCTTATTTCATTCATTTTTGTTTCTTGTAATCCCATGATGCACGTTGTTGGTTCGGGTATGAGAAAAATGAATACCAAACAAAATAAATATTCGGCAAAAAAACCGTACGTTAAAAGTTAACAGTATGAAATTCCCACAACATCTATTAAAAGTATTGGAAAAAACCAATCCTGAAATAATGGATATACATGTTATTGACCACGAAGAAATGTCTGTCATTAATCCGATGGGGTTTGAAAGAAAATTTAAGTTTATCGTGAATTTAAGGGTGTCGTTTAATGATAAATTCAATGATTATGACACTCCTCATATGATTAATGTAAAAAAATATGAGACACTTATTGGAAGTTTATTTAATATGTCCTTTCCTGATAACGATAATGTAACGATTAATGTTACGGACATTATTGTTCCCTCAAGAAGGGACCCTCATTCTCGTGAGGAATTTTTTAAGATATGGGAGTAACTATATTTTATTATGGGGTATTTATATGATATGAACTACATCATCACTGAAAATAGAGTAACCGAGTTAAAGACCAATTTTCTTAATGGATATATTGGGGATAATGTTTCACGACTTGGTCCGTATATTTTGATTTATGATACTAACGAACATGATGATTTTGAGGGATTAGAACCTTTTTTTGAGTATGATTATAGTGATGGAAGATTATTCATTAACTCCGACATTAGAGACAATTTTATGTCTTTATTTGGTGCCGAGAATTCCGAGGCCGATGAGTTCATTTCAGATTGGTTCTCAGATAAATTTGGGGTTACCGTAGAATTTACCGCATAAGATGAAAATATTAATTAAAGAATCACAGTTAAAAAGTTTTATTAAAAATAAACTTGGTGTTGATTTAACCGACAGGATAAATATTGTGACCAATAAGTGGGAATTACCCATGGAGTTTGATAATATTATAACCCCAACTATTTTGAACAAATATCTTAATAATTATGGCCCCATGTTCTTTATTGAAACAAAGAATAATCTGTACCTGACCCAAGATAGAGGAAGAGATAATGAATGGTTTACTATAGATAAAAATGGAGGGATTACTGACGATTTTGAAGTAATGACCAACCTTGGGGTTGGTAAATTAGGATTATCAATGAATGACCTAATTTCAATGTACTTTTAAACCTATTTTCAAGTATTTATATTAAAACAAATATATTATGGTGAAAATAGTGAGGTTAACAGAATCTGATTTAATCAGATTAACCAAAAAAATCATCAAGGAAGGTGATAATGAATCAAAAAAACTTAATAGTTTAAAACATGATGTTAAAACTCTATTGAGTAGAAAACTTGCGACAATTGATACAAGCAAGGGAGATTGGAAACACGGTTCTCGTGATTTTACATTAACAGAAATTTTAGACGATTTAGAAAGAATTGTAAAAGAATATAGATAATATGGACTATCTTATTACGGAAGACCAATATCAGAGAGTTGTTAAGGGTACCCCTAACATCGAATCATTAATCATTAAGTTCTTAGATAACTACATGAAGGGGGTGACACATGTTTCTACTCCAAAATCACGTAATTATGGTAATCTTAGACAAGATTGGTGTAAAAATGGTGTAGAAGTAATGATAACTATATATTATTTTGATAATAACGAGTTTTATAACGGGTATTTGTCAGTTGATGAAGAATTGGTTAAAGATATTATGACCCTCTTTAGAGTGAGGAAATCATACGTTTTACACGTTATTTCTGATTGGTTTGAGGAAAAATATTCCACAGAATTTGCTAAGAAAATGGGTGAACCTGAACTTGGTATTGATGATGTCGATACTGATGATAAAAAAGTTGCTTGTTCTAAAGAATCCACATTACCTGAGGGAATCACTAAAGATGAGATGGTGGATTTTATTGTTAAAAATACCGCGTATCGTAGAGATGAGGTGGTTAAACAAATTGAATCAGGTGAAAGAGAGATAGAAGATTTCTATCTTGATATTGTTGACACTGTCGATAGAAAACAAAGATACGGATTTTAATATGAAATACTTTATTACAGAATCACAATATCATTCATTGTCCGTAAGGAGACGTTCTGACGCTATTGAACATGTGGTGGACAATCTTATGGAAAATATGTATACCTGTGATTACGAGAACTCAAATCAGTTTATTGAGGGGGTTTCTGATGAACTATATTTTTATTATCAAGACGTTGACGATTTAAAAGATTTACCTTATCCTGAAATTGCCGAATTTTTATTTAATGGTTTGTTTCATCACATAACAGGTTATTGGGAAGAAAGGTGTGGGGGACAAGAAATATCCGAAACTATCAAACCTATTAACACATCTAAAAAAAATTTAACAGATGATTTTAAAATATTTGCCAAAGTATTGAACACTACTAATAAATTAACGGGTAAACCATATTACGATTTTTCTGACATTTATCCTGAATTAAAAATTATATATATAGAACCGATGACTGAAAATGGTGCCGAGATATATGTTAATGTTGAAGAGTCATTCCCAAAAGAAATTAGACGAGAATGGTGGAACGATGGAGAAAAAAAACAATCGTATAAAAGTAAAGTTTCATATCGATTATACGAACTAAGAACATTTTTAGGTCTTGGGTACGACTTTACCTTAAGAATCTATCCTTAATATTTTTGACTAATTTAAATAATTACTTTATTCTTTAAATAAAAATATGCCAGATTTTCCATCAAAAAATTTAGAAAAGGTCAACGTAGTTATTTCTCATGAAATGAAAGAAGGGAGGTCTTTATTTGAAGTTAGGTTTCTTGCCGAAGAAAGAAGAATCTCAATTCAGGAATGCGCCCATATTCTCGTAGGAGGCCTTGGGGTAATAATCCGAGCGTCAAGTCAAGGAGATTCAATTACCGAACATGAATTAATGAAACAAGTTGTCGAACACCTCACCAAGGAGTTTGTCTCACCTGATTCATTTAAAGATGTTATGTTGAACAAAGACGCTCTATATTAAAGTAATTCCTATATATTTATCAGTATGACTGATAAACAAATAGATGGTTTAGAGAGACACATTCTGTCAATGGGTAGGGGTTTATTCGATGAGGTTAAAATAACCGTTAATGAATATAACTGGGTTGATGTGGGGATTTATCTCGATTGGCAATATTTCCCAAAAAACCATGGTGTTTATAAACTAAAGGATTCTTTTTTAAATAAAGTACATGGTGATATTGATAACTATTTTAAATTGAGTGGGTTAAATCAGCGCAAATACATGTTTAATACTGTCAAAAAAAATAATAATTTTGACAAATCATCTACTGAAGAACCGTTAAATGAAATTGAGCGGGATTGGAGAGATAAAGACTATACTGACGAATACCCTAAGTTTAGAGATAAGATGTTACCTATACTTGATAATTTAGTTAAATCGTATGGAGAAGACGATAAAGGTAATCTCTCATTATTTAAAGATGAAGAAGGGGATAAAGCGGTATTTAACTATCGGTCAATGCCTAAAGAATTGTACTACGATAATAGTATTTCACAGTATTTTACAGATTATTTACCTTATTATATGTGGGCAAGACATGGAAAATACCTTGTATATGATTATTTTAAATCACAATTTCCTGACGTAGAAGTTAAATATGTCACGCCAGCCAATATTATATAACATGAAAAAACTACTATTATTTTTAACGTTAACCTTTTCTTTAGTTGGTTATTCTCAAAATGACACCATAATTAAACGTGACATCTATACAGTTAATTACTCTCAAAAATTAAAACAACCTCTTTGGTTAGAGTATGGGTTTACTAATAGAACCTGTAACGCTACCCGAGCAGGACTTGATTTTTACACTGAAAAAGGTGTAATTACGAGTACTAATGAGGATTATGCGAATAATGATTACGATAAAGGTCATATGGCTCCTGCGGCCGACTTCTGTAAAGATAAGAATTCAATGTATCTTACTTTCTCATATTTGAACTGTGCGTTACAACACTATAAATTAAATAGGGGGGTTTGGAAAGAACTTGAAGGGATGGAACGAGAGTGGGCGAAAACAGATTCATTGGTTATTAAGATTGAGGTTTTCTTTGGCCCCAAGCCAATTAAAACAAATGGAGGAGCATCAATACCAACGTCATTTAGAAAAACAATTTTATTCTATAATTCAAAAAAGAAATTGGTTTATGAATTCCCTAACGTCCCTCCGACTAAGAAGTTGGATGAATATTTATTAAAAAATAAATAACTTGACTATCCTTAAAATTAATTCTATAATTGTTGTATGAAGAAATATCTAACACTTAAAAATTTAGGTTGGGTTATTACAGGTTCAGTTGCGAGTATGTTAGGGATGTCAGGCATTTCTAAAATCATCGGAACTGAAGAAATGGTTACTAACTTCACGTCTATGAACTTACTTCCTTATCTAGCATTAGTTGGGGTTATGGAAGTTATAGGTGTGGGTTTACTAATCGTACCAAAAACTTCTAAGTATGGTGCCTTAGTGTTATCATCTATCATGTCAGGAGCGGTGGCTTTACACCTTTCTTTGATGGGTGGAGCGAATTTCATTGTACCTGTTATGCTTGGATTGTTTGCTTGGGCGGGACACTGCTTAAGAAATTACACTGTGAAATAACACAATTGTTAAAATTTGAAAAGTCCCCTGTCATAATTGATTGGGGATTTTTTTATTCCATTTATTTTATTACCTTTGTAACATGAAAATCAACCTAACAAAATATACTATTGACGAACTTGTAAAACTTCGTGACCAAATAAATGGTTTAATCTATAATCATAATGACGGATATCTTTATATTTGTTCTGTTCGTCAATTCGGTAGTGTTTGGGAAGAAAGGCCAAGTAGTTTACATTCTCTTAAAGAATTGTGTGACGAATATCGTGGTGATAACGGTATTGTCGATGTTTATACTAACAACCCAAATCTTAAATTTCCTGAAATGGAATTTTATAACTATGGTGACGTTATGTATATTAAATCCGAATACGATTATCGTGAATGGGTAAAATACAATAAAAGTCAAAGATTTATTGAGAGTGTTACTGAACAACTTGATAAATGGGATAATAGAATGGACGTTCCGTTTACCTATAGACCTTCGTTTGAACCAATTTGGACAAGAGAAGAATTGGGAGAACACGTTTCGGATTTTGAATCAACGAGTTGGGATTTTGTTGCACCCGAACCAATGAAGACATTTGATGAGTATTAACGATAGAAATATAAAATTAATTGAGGATTTTTTTAATCGAGTCTCTAAACCCATTACTTGTAAAGTATTGTCTCAGGGAGGTAAATATTTTATAAATATTGAGAATAGGTACGTCATGGTTTATGACCCAAACACTTTTAACCCAACATATAGATTTATGGTTGGAGATAAACTTCACAATATAGGAACTTTTGACAACGATATGTATAAATTGTTAGATAACTTCCTACCCCATTTATCCGATAAAATTGAAATTTACGCGACTCGGAAAGATTTGGATAACGAAGACGGTACAACACCCCCACTTACGTTGTTACCAAATTACTATAAAGAGAACGAACCACACAGAAGTTTTTAAATTTCAAACTATTTATCTTTATGCAGGATAAAATAAAACAGATACTTAGAGAATATTCCGACTTAAAGGAGATTGGTTATGATGATATCAAACCATCTGAGAAAACGGTTAAAAGTATTTGTGACGCCAAACAATTTTGTTCTGCCCAAGGACCAATTACCTTTGGACAATTAAAAGCGATTGTGGAGTCTGCAATGGGTAAAAGAATAGGTCTTCACGTAGGTGAAGGTGCCTACAAAGCCACTCTACGTTTAATCCCTTGGTTTATACCCCAATTGGTTGTTGCGGGATTCATTGGTGCAGGAGTTAGAGCCGCAAGTAAAATATTTAAACCAACGATTACTGAAACTACAAAATACAAAACTTGGTGGGGAAGAACAATCCTAATGTTATTCAACATCACTGAAGGAGAATTAAATCCTAGAGACCCTTTTAGTAGAATATTTTTTATTAGTGACGGTCTAATGAATATGATGGACGATGAAAATAAAGTTAAATTTGCCAGACACATTTCTGAGGTCGCATCGACTAAAGAAGATAGTGACCCTGTTCCTGAGTTCTTTGTTGAGAACGAATTAAGACGATGGGTTAATAAACGTTTTTTATTGGACCCACCATTACCTTTAAAATAGAACTATGAAATATCTAATCAACGAAAATAAATTAACCGAGACTATAGAATCATATATTCTTAAGAACTACCCTGAGGTCGCTAAAGTCTATTTTACAAAACAAGGTGTTCATTTGGCATCAGGTGATTTTGAAAAAGAGGAGGATAGAAAAATTATTTGTACCGTAATTAATGTCGTATTGGACAATATGGACGGCAAATATAAGGAACACCAATTATGGGATATGTCAATACCAATTAGAGGAAATGTCGATTCAATGTTTGGGTTATCAACCCAAGAATATGGTTCTAAATGGGATTTTAAGTTTAAACAATTAGGGATTGTTGATTTGTAAACATGGTTTACATAACTCATCAATAATTTATCTTTTCCTTATGATTTCAGTACTAACTCTTACCTATCAGAGACAACCTCTATTGGAGGAATCGATACAGTCTTTTTTATTACAAAACAACTCGACATCCGAAATGGTAATCATTAATGACTATCCTGATGTTGAATATGTTTTTGACCACCCACAAATTAAAATTTATAATTGTTCTGAGAGGTTCTCGTCAATCTCTGAAAAATTAAGATGGGGATTTAGTCAGTGTAAATTTGATTACATTTATAGATTAGATGACGATGACTTATTGGCACCAAACGCATTAAAATTAACCGAGGACGATATTAAAAATCGACCTGGATATGAGATATATCGTAGTAATAACCACTATTATTTTGAAAATAATAAGTATGTTAAAATTAGTGGTATGGTTAATAATGGTAACGTGTATACCAAATCATATTTAAATAGAATCACATTCCCTGATAAGAGTTGGGGAGAGGACTTCGACATCACCTTCAAGAATAACGCAAAGATATTTGACGCCAATAGAAACCCGACCATGATTTATAGATGGGGAATGTCCACATACCATATTTCAGGAATGGGGGACAGACCAAATAATGAACTATATGAATGGGCAGATAGATTGGGGACAAAATCTTCGGGGAAAGTAGTATTGGTTCCTCGATTTGAACACGATTATTATTCTATGTTACCATAAATTATGGGATATAGTATTTAATATTAAATAAACTATATTATTATTAAACTATGAACGACCAACAGAAAGCAGACCATTACGGAAGACTATTAAATGAACACACTAAGATTGGAAACCAAGTTTCTGAAATCAAAGGTGAGAACATTGAAATGAACGATAGCCAACTCGCAAGAATCAAACAACTCCAAACGAGACAAATTCAGATAATGAATACGATTCGCGAGATGTTAAATTAATTAAATCCCTCTAACAAAGAGGGATTTTTTATTTACGATTTATCGTATACATTGAAACCAACTCTACGTTTACTTATATTTATCTATATATGAGTGAGAATAATTCTTTATCTTCAAGAGATAATAATTTAACAGAAAAACAAATACGAGGTATTGACCTTGTTGTAAAATCTGCGTCAAAGAAATATCCATTTATACTTGGGTGGGAATTATTTCCTGATTGGGAAAAATATGACGCACATCTTTACATTGATTTATATGTTGATTGGAATCTTATATCACAATATTATAATGAACCAATAAGACCTTTTTACGCTGAACGACCTGAGATTGTATTAGGTAAAACCTCATCATTATTCTCATACCTTGGTTCTGAATATTCGTGGGAAGATAGTCTTGGCAGAGATAAACATTTCCAAACGGGGTATAACCACGGGGTACAAATTAAAAATTTAATTATTAATTTATATCAGGCATTACCCGAAGAATATCAAATATATTACAGTCATAACGGTGTGTTAGGTAATTCAAAAACTCTATGTACTCTTGCGGTCAATGAATATATTGACATTAATGGAAAAAAATAATTATTTCCATTTAACGGATAATACCGTCACTCTGTAATCCTCACTGAACAATTTAAATTGAGTCCCAATGTACCCACCAATGGTTGGTTTTAACATTTTATTAACCTTAATTTTATTTTTTTTAAATGTTATAGGGTCAGGTTTGTACCAATAATTTCCTAACGTGAAGTATTCACAATTAACCACCTCAACATTAACGAAGTATTCAAATTCAAACCATTGGGACGGAGTTTTTTTTATTGAGGTGATAAGATAAGAGCCTTTCACATACCCATTATCAAACGGGTATTCTTTCTTTAAGGTGAACTTCTTCAATAATTTAACTCCGTTGTCTTTAATAACCTCCATTTGACAAATATACTAAAAATTATGATATTTATAAAATAAAAAGAAATGAAAAAAGTTGTTAGATTAAACGAAAACGAAATGAAATCTTTAATTAAGAAAGTTGCCGCAAAGTTAAAAGGGGTTTCCGACAAACAAATTCAATATAATATGGAGAATGATTTACCGTGGGATTGGAAAGGGACTAAGGAAGGTTTTTATGAGAAAATGGAACCAAGAAAAAAAAGTTCAGGTTCTAATTAAACTATATGTATTGTTCTAAACTATTATAATCAATTAATTTATTTGACCCTTTACCAAACTCAACATCACCTTTATCTAAACCAACATAAAGTCTATCACCATTTGACGCTTCGCTAGGTAATTTATCGGTATCACCGTCTAAACTATCAAATATGAAGGTTCTTGATGATTTTGTGATTTTATGGTCAATTTCTGATTCCATATCACTTTCCTCATCTTTGGTTTCTAATAAAGAATATATTTTAGTGTCATAACTTACATAGTAATCTTGTGTAATAGTCACGTACCCGTATTTAGAAATACTACCTGAACCATCACAGTCATGACATGTCTCATGTCCTTCACCATAACATTGGTTACACTCAACTCTACCACCTCCTTGACACGTATCACAGGGTCCTCCACCATCTTCGTCACTTGAATGAATCTCCCCATCACCATCACACTCTTCGCACTCAACTTCACCGTTACCGTTACATTCATCACATCTGGAACTTCCGTCTCCCCCACATGATTGACATCCCACTTCAGGTTCCTCATCCTCAACCTCAACAGTTGAAAAAACAAACATGTTCCCAATAATTTGTTCATACAAACTACTAATATCTTCAGTTCTATTTAAACCATTAATTAAAAATGATAGTACGATTATTTGTTTACCCGTTAAAAGATTTCTAATTGGTTCGTAATGAGCATCATCTAAAATTAATTGGCAAATGACCGATGGAGTCTTGGTCCTTAACGAAGGATGTAATTTTTTTGCTAATAAAAGTAATTTATTTGGTTCCATAATTAATAAATATAAATATAATTGTATTTATAAGTATGAACAAAAATTATGACTTCACGTCTCTAATAAAAGATATTGTAAATTCTTCGTCATTGGATGACTTGAGAGAGTGTGTGGTTAAAGGAAATGAGTTCTTAACAAACTACAATTTATCGGAAAATAGTGACGAGTTCAAAAAGTTAACGACTATCGTAAAGTTGGTGATACTATTACCTATGTCTATAAAAGAGGAAAACTGTAATATTTATTACTAAAGATTTACAACATGATTAATAGAAAAACAAAACAAATACGAGAGGCCAATCTTATATTAGAAAAAAGATATCTTAATGAACAAGTTACCGCCACACCTGTAACACCACCATCCGCAACAACAACTCCTTCATCGGCATCAACAAGTCCCGTGGTAACGACTACAACAACAGTAAAAAAAATGTCGGAGACTGATTTAAAAAGTTTACGAGATTGTTCAGGATTTAATTCAGGTAAATTAACGGGCGGACTAACAATCGGTTCGACTGAAAACAACTATGTTATTTTCAATTTAAATGGTAAACCTTTTTGTAAAAAACAAGAAACAAAATAATAAAAAAACCCCAACTAAGGGGTTTTTTTATTTATAGACTATAAACTTCTCTAAACTTAACTCCTAACAAGTCTTTAGCTTTAGATACCGCTAAATCTTTTGTTTTCAATCCCCTCTCAACCAATTTCTTAGAATGATAAACACAATAGTCAGTTGAGCTAACCTCCATTTTTTCTCCTCGACCTGAAGCTTTTTTCATCGAATCTTTTGCGTAAACATCGTAGAAACCAACTTTACAGATGTAACGACCTTTTTGAGTGTCTTTTGCCATTTTTTCTTTTTTTTTTGTTATGTTAATATATAAATTGTTTAGTAATACATTTGGAACGTGAACACAGTATTTCCGTTAACTCGTTTAATAAATACGATACATTTAGGGTTAGGTAATGTGTCTGTACCGACTTTTAAAATTTCAACACCATCCTCAATTCCATCAGTGAATTTCCAAGAAACCTTTAGTGACGGGGAAATCTCATCACTTGACATTTGTCTAACAAACTCGTTGTCACACCACTCAACAGAATCCATTTTAAGACCAAGTGATGATAAACACCCCAAATATAGATTTTGTTCTGATGGAGTTAACTTAACAAATAATTCATTAGTCATTCTACCCCCAAATCGGAAATCAGAGTCGTTAACTGTTGATACTGAAACTACTTGACCAAAACTAGATAATGTCAAGATTACTGATACTATAATTACGATTAATTTTTTCATACAACAAAGATATGAGGTTTATTTCTATTTTCCAAATATTTATTATTAAAACTTCTAATAGATGAAAAAAATTATAAGATTATCGGAATCTGACTTATATAGAATAGTTAAAAAAGTGATTAAGGAACAGTCTGAATTTGACCCTAAAACCGCATCATATTTTGCTGCGGCAACTAACGACTTAAGTCCTAAACCCGCATTATATTTTGTTAAAGAAGGTGATAGTTATCAAGCTTGGGTTGAGATAAAGACACGTACTTCTGCCAGAAACGCGTACTTATCAATAGGGTTATTACCAAAGGCGGAAACACTTACCGCGACAATTGACGATGGTAATAAAATAGTTTTAACTGGTCCCTCAGTTATTGCGAATAAGATTTACGGTGAAATGTATGGTAGTACAACAGGCGTTGCGGTCGTATTCAATGGGGAGCCGTACTTGGCAAATATGATTTTATCAGGGGTTGTTCCTGACGCTGAAACCGCGATAAAAGAACAAGGTATGAAACCTGTCGAGCCAAAACCTGGTAATCAAATAACAAAAGATAAGTCTTTTTTTATTACGGTAAAACCAAATGTTAACAGAGGTAATTATGGTAAAGGGAGTGGAATTAATTTGGTCTCAACTCACGAAGTCCAAGCGGTCTAATCTTTCCTTTTAAATTAAAAAGAAGTATATTTTTCCAATGAAACAAGAGTTTGTTGAAAAAATGTTAACGTCTTTATTTCCTAAGTCCAAATTAAAAATTGTCTCCTATACATTAATGGATAGACAACAATTGAATGAGAGTGGTGAGTGGATTAAGGATACTCCCGCAATTTTTATAGATATAACTTTTCCCGAGAATAGTGAAACTAATGAGGTTCTTAAAGACCTTTATTTAACTGATTACTTATCAAACATGACGGGGTTTGAATTTGCGGTAACTAAGGTACAATAACTATTGTTTAATTCTAATCTTTTTACTACTTTTGTGAAAACTAATATTCCATGAAAAAAAGTATTCTATTTTTAATTTTATCGGTAATTCTATTTTCTTGCCAGAAAGAAGAATTAACCCCAAACAATAATAACAATCAACCAATAGTTGTTCCTCCTTATACGGGACCGACAACGACTCCTCAAACCATTGTAGGTCAGACATGGGTAATCACTCAGTACAGAGTTGGACAATACGGAACAATTTTACCATTAAACGATACTTTAACTTTTGATAATAATACAAATTATCATTATAATTCTTTTACCTCCACATATAGTTTCTATTCTACGGGGTCGGTTTATAATTTAACAATGAATTATACTCCGTTTGGTAATTTAAGTGGTAACATAAACGATAATAATATTATTTTGGGGAGTATCCTTGGGACTCGATTTGTCGATATCTCAATTGGGTCATCTAATACTACAGAATATTATTTATGGATGGAAAAATTATAACAAGATGAGTGACGAAGAAACAAACAAGAATAATATGAAAGGAACATTACATAAAACAAATCGTGGGTGGATAGTAAAGCAAGTGATTAAGGAAGGTCCACAAGCTAGACTAGTCAACCAGTATCCATTAGTAGACAATGGACATATAATCGATAAGCATAGGCAAATAACCTCGTTCAATTGTGAAGGATTAGAAGTAGATTTTGAAATACTCACTGATTATGATAACAACGGACCTGAACACTTTCCTAAATTTGCAAAGTTAATTACACCTGAAGAATCTGAATTACGAGATTGGGACGTTACTTTAATGGATGGTTTAGAAAATGAGCCATACATTTCAGATGACTTTAATACAGAAGAAGAGGCTGAACAAGCAAGACGAAAATACGGATATACTAGCGATAATTACTACGTAGACATTTTAAAATATGAACAACCTAGATAAAGAAAAATAATTGTAATTCTTTTAGTTTTTTTCTTTTAGTTATATATTTATTATAAATGGGACGATTAAAAAAATACAAAACAGAACAAGAAAGAGTTGAAGTACAACGTCTTTGGGCTAAAGAGTATTACTATCGTAACAAGGAAAAGATAAATAAAAAAACAATGGAGAAATATTATGAACTACGAAAGAATATACACCCAAATAATAGAAAGAGCGAAGAATAGGGTGTTAGATTGCTATACTGAAAAACATCACATTCTTCCTCGTTGTATAGGTGGTACTGATGGGAAAGATAATTTAGTTAGATTAACTGCACGTGAACATTTTATATGTCATAAATTACTAGTTCATATTTATCCCAATAATAAGTTAAAGTTTGCTCTGTGGTCTATGTGTAGGCGTACCAATAAGCAAAATAGACACATACTTAGTTCTAGAGAGTATGAATCAATCAAATTATTATGGGTTGATTTGAATTCAAAAAGAATACGAACACAGGAAGAGAGAAAGAAAATGAGCGATTCAAGAAAAGGTATAGTTTTTTCAGACGAAACAAAATTAAAAATGAGTAAGGCAAGAAGTAGTCAGAAAGATTCACTTGAAAGAATAAAAAAACGAGCAGAGTCTATATCAAAAGTAAAAAAAGGGAATCCACTAACTGACCTACACAAACAGGCATTAAAAAAACCAAAAAACAAAATTAAAAATTGTTCAACGTGCCAAATATGTGGTATATATACAACAAAAACAGTAATAAGTAGAAATCATGGAAAAGATAAATGTAAAAAATAATAAATTAGATAAAACATACACAGACCTACTCCAAGACATCTTAGATAATGGAGTGAAGAAGAATACTCGTAATGGTGAGGTTTTAAGTGTGTTCGGTAGAACTATGAGATATAAGTTCAAAGATGGTAAATTTCCACTCTTAACTACTAAAAAGATGGCTTGGAAATCAGTAGTAACTGAATTGTTATGGTTTTTACGAGGAGATACTAACATTAAGTTTTTAGTTGATAATAATTGTCATATTTGGGTTGGAGATACTTATAAGAAGTATCGAAACACACCCAAAGAAAAAATGGAAGATGGTGATTTAGAATTTTTATCAGCATCACATGCTTATGAAGATTATTACTTTGAAGAAGATTTTATCGAAATGATAAAAACAGATGAAAGGTTTGCTAAAAAGTGGGGTGAATTAGGTCCAATTTATGGTAAGCAATGGAGAAATTGGTGTGGATACGAAAAAGTACCGTCAGGATGGTATCATGGTGCGATAACTCATTATAAAGAAGTCCCTAAGTGTGACCAAATCCAAAACCTAATCAACGACCTTAAAACAAACCCAGACTCAAGACGCCTATTAGTATCAAGCTGGAACGTTGGACAGTTGTCGGAAATGGTGCTTCCACCTTGTCATTATGGATTTCAAGTTTATACAAGAAAGTTGAGTGCTAAAGAGAAATGGGATTGGTATGGGAAAAATGGAGGTCCAATGGGAGAACAAAAACTTGTTGCACACATAGTGTATGAAAATGAAGAAGACAATAGTCATATACATTCATGGTTAAAAACATGGGCACCAAATGTACCAACCAGAGCAATCTCTTTAATGTGGAATCAACGTTCGTGTGATTTTCCACTCGGGATTCCAATGAATATTGCGTCATATGGGTTATTATTAGAAATTATAGCCAAAATAGTTAATATGGTTCCTGACGAATTGATTGGTAATTTTGGTGATTGTCACATATACCTTAATCAAATTGAAGGTGTAAAAGAACAAATTGGTAGAGATTACACTCAAGAAGAGATTCAAGAACATTTACAACAAAGTGGAATGGATGCGTTAACTGAGGAAGCTAGAATGGAATATGTTTCAAAATTACCTAAACGAACAAGAGAACCAATGGAATTACCAACATTAAAATTACCAAAAACAGATGCATTTTGGAATGGGTTTGATGTTAGTTTGTTTGGTCATTTAGACCCAACAGATTTCAAAATAGAAAATTATCAATCACACCCCAAGATTTTTTTCCCACTTTCTAATTAATTTTTAAGGATGAGAAAAGAGATAATGGTAGAACGAGAATTACCCGTTAAAAAACCTTTGGTGATTTATGAATCAAAAATAAATGAAGATGACAAGAATGTATTTAATTGTGTTGAATGTAATGAAGTAATATTTATTAAGGAACACACATATAATAATGGTATGTGTCATAGATGCGTTAAGGATAAATAATGGAAGATTTAACAAAAGATATATATGAAAAAATTAATTGAGGTTTTAAAAGAGGCAACAGGTCAGAAATTTGAGTATGGTTGTGTAATGTTATATTTTACATTTCCTGAGATGAATAAAATACATGAAATGATTGACCCTGAGGACATTTATTATGAAGAAGGTGATAGAAGTTTCGGATTGGAGGATGAACCTCATACAACCCTTCTATTTGGATTACACGAAGGTGTCACAAGCGAAGATGTTAGTGGTGTTTTAGATAATTTTAAATTTGGTACCTGTCGAGTTAGTGACGCATCATTATTCCAAAATCCTCAACACGATATTTTAAAATTTGATGTGTCAGGAACCAATCTACATAATGCTAATAGAGAACTTAAAAAATTTCCTTATACAAATAATTTTCCTGATTATCATCCACATCTAACTGTTGGATATTTAAAACCAGGTCGTGGTAAAAAATACGTTAAAAAACTTAATGGATTAACATTCCGATTAACTCCTGAATACGCGGTTTATTCTAAACCAAACGGAGGCCAAGATAAGTTGGAGATAACGTCATCTTAAACAATTTTAAATATACAAAGAGTATTAATGACTCTCCATTATATTTATATTAATATGAAAGTTACCGTTATACACAGAAATTCAGGAGTTGAGGAGGAAGAATATAAGTTCTATGATAATTTCATTAAATTCCTACAAAAAGAATATCCTTTAAAAAATGATATATCTGTTGTTTTTGTTGGTGATAGAATTGGTGAAATGACAACTGGGTCTAGAACTCATGATGGTGAATTACGAATTTTAACTAAGGGACGAATTAATAGAGATATCTTACGTACACTTGCCCACGAATGGACACATGAATATCAGATGGGTGTTTTAAATAGAAGACGAGGTCCCGATATCGGTGGTCAAAATGAGGATGAAGCCAACGCAATATCAGGACAAGTAATGAAGAAGTTTGAGAAAAAGTATCCGAAGATTGAAAAGAAAATGTATGATTAATACTTAAGGTACCTCCAATTTTTTTGGTAGTCTTTATTTTTCTCACAAAAACGTGCGTAGTCGTTAATCATCGGTCGACCCGTATTATAACAACCACAAACTATTTCCCAATCCCCATATTTTTTATATAGTCTTTGTAATAATTTAACGCTCGTCTCAATGTTAAATCTAATGTCTGTCTTTAATTTTTTAACCGATACTTTTTTATGACAGATATAATCTGCGGTCGAAGGCATAACTTGCATTGGACCTACCGCACCAACAGGGGACGTTCTTGAGGGATTGTAACTCCAATCAAACGGACCCTCGTATCGAGTTTCTAAAAATGCGATATTGTAGATAATATGTTTTGGAATCTCATATTCATCAGAATATTTCTCCAAATTCTCATACATCAATATTGATGACGGTTTGTTAATGTCACTACTATGACCAAAATCTATTCTCTCAAAAGACTTATATGTAAAATCTTGTTTTAATTCGTGAGAACATAGTAAAACTATGACGGTGACTGAAAATAAGACAACTAATAATGTTTTTTGAATATTCATAGATTTAGATTTTAAGGGTTAGTAACTTGAGTGTGTTGTCCCCACACATTTTTTGCGTACAATGAGAAGATTGTATTACCTATCGAGTCTTCATAAATAGTGTAATCTCCTGACTTAATGTCAATGATGATTAAGTTGTTATTTTGGTCGATGGCTAAATTAACATCACGTTGTTTAACTTTAATTACCTCTGTTTTTACCTCTTGCGGTTTGTTATTCATCTTATTGTAGTAATACCCAATAAAGAAGGATGCGATACAAGATAGACCAATAATGGAATAAATTGTAATACTTTTTAACACTTTTTTAACGTTGTCAACAACGGTTTTTATTTTTTCGTTCATAATTTTTATTTTAATTGTTTATATAAAGTTAGTTGAAACACTTTAATTAATCAAATTGAATCATATTTATTAGATATGGATAAGTTGACCAAAAAAGAAATGTTAATCGTCAAGTACATTGTTGCACAAAATTCCCTTGTAAACTTACAAAAGGAATTAAAGGAGTATCGTGCGGTTGGTCATGGACCCGAATGTGTGACTGGTGTTCTCAGATATTTTTCTATACCTAAACGTGATGATGAGTATAGTATACAATACTTAAATTATTGTGTGGAAAATTACAGTAATATTAATAATGGGGATTATTCAAAACCCATTGAGAGAGCGATAAAATTTAGGGTTGAAGCCGACGCCATCGAAACTCAAACAGTATATAAAACTTATACGGTTCACTACGTAACAATACCATCGTTAAAAGATGACATAGTTGAGCATATTACTGAAGACTTTTGGAATTATGAGCCTGAAAGTGATATTAGGGATTATGGTGATACCGATATTGAGAGACTAGAGTACAATGACCCTGAAATTAGTGATGAAGACCCATTTGTCATAGAGTAAGTTAGTATCTCAATTAAGAGACACTAACAACTTCTAAATCAAAAATCAATTTCTTACCCGCTAATGGATGATTGGCGTCAATTTTAACCAATTCGTCACCAACTTCAAGTATTTTGATGATTACAGGACCTTGAGGACTCATTCCTTGTAATGTTTCTCCGACTTGAACTCCTTCAGGAACTTGAGTTTTTGGGATTTCGGTAATCAATTCCTCTCGGTATTGACCATAAGCATCCACAGACTCGATTTCAACTGTTTTCTTTTCACCTTCAGACATTTCAAGTAAACCCATTTCAAAACCTTTGATTAGTTTACCTTCACCTAAAACTGCGGTTAATGGTTCACGACCCTCAACTAAGGAAGAGTCGAACACAGACCCATCTTCTAATCTACCTGTGTAATTAACTGTTACGGTGTTACCGTTCTCAATTTTTTTCATTTTTGTATAATTTTAGATAAACATAAGAACAAACAAAACAATAATCAAATATTATTTTTGTATTTCTCTTAAATCGTATGAAGTTATTAGTGTAACTGTATTTTTTTCTAACCCAGTATATTTTAAAGACTCCTCAACTAAAAATTGTAATCCCCCAACATTACTTTCCTCAAATAGAACAATGTCAGTTAATTTCAACGTACAATCAACAGTATAGTTTTTTGTTGTGGTACAATACTTGAAATCATTAACCTCAACTAAAGTTCCCTTACCGTAAAGTAGTTCTAAATCTTTCTGAAAGACAATATTTAGTAGGACTGTTAAACAATTTCTCATATCTTTATAAGTATAGATGTATTTATGAGTATGGGAAGATTAATTATAACCGAACAAGAGAAAAAAGATATTCTTGATAAGTATCGAGATGACACTGACCCAAAAATTTTAACGTACCTTAGAAGACACTGTCCTGTATCAGAAATTAGTCACGAATTCTTTAAAGGTATGCACTATGTTTTAATTGATGATAAAACACATATTGTTGAAAGAAACAAAAAATACTTAGTTGGTAAGATATACAACTTTATATCAGACGACTTTCCCGACTACGATGAAAAAATTGTAAGACGTACTATAAAAAAATTCTTGGATTTAATCGTAACCAATTGATGTGTTAGGATTTTTAACCTATCATTAATTAAAATCTCAAAATTATGTTTTTAAATATTATCTTAACTTTATTAGTCATAGTACTATTAACTATCACAATTATGTTGTATATTTGGTGGAAGAAATTCGGTAAAAAACTGTTTGACTCTATGTCAAACATGAAGAACCTCATCCCAAAAGACGGAGGGCAATTACCAAATAACTTGGACATTAACCAATTATTTTCAAGTCTTACTAAGATTAATCAACAATTTAAAAAATAAACTATGGAATTTATTAATATTCAAAACGACTACACTTGGGTTGTAAAAGTGTTAGAATCTTGTTTAACCGAATCTCAAATCGACGCTTCCGAAAAAATATTTAAACAGTTCCTTGGGAAGTGGGGTAATGAATTACCCGATGAAAGACGAGAAAAATTAGTCTACAATTTTGATAAATTAGTTAAATCAAAAACGGTTGAGGTGAGAAAAAATCATTTACCAAACGTATAGTATAAGTGATTTTTTCAAATTCCCTATATTTATTGAACACTATCACTCTCATCTGAGAGCCTCTATATATCAACAAAAAGGTCTGTTATTTTTTACAGACCCTTTTTTATTGGAAAAAAATGATTACCTTTGTAAAAAATTAAAATTATGAAAGTAGGATTTGCGGATACATTTTGGGATAGTCTTAAAACTATTGGTCGATATAATACATGGTGGTACAAGACATACGATTTTTTCAGAAGAGATATATGGAGGTTTATTAAAAACGTTTGGCGTTTTAGAAAACCATTATCTAATCATTATTGGTGGGACCACCAATCAATGTTACAGTTTGTGGAAACTTCATTGGTACATATGTCAGACAATTTAGAAAAATTCGGAAATGAGGTTGACGGACCGAGAATGAAAAAAGTTATGGCAATGCGTAGAGCGATTGAGTTGATTAAAAACTACAACGAAAATAACTACATTGAGATGGCCGAAAAAGAATTTGGAGAAGTTGTTCACCATCCTTGGGAATTTGAGGACGTTGAGGACAAACCAGGGTACAGTCGTTTAGTTGATAAAGATACTCCTGAGGAAAAAGAACATAATCGTAAAGTATACGATAGGTCTCACGAAATCGAAGAGCAAGAATGGCACGAACTTTTTAATTTACTAAAAGGTCAAGACCACAAAGAATATCGTAAACTACATGATACTCAAAGTGTTTTGGAAGAAAAGAATGACAATCTTTTGGATGATTGGTTTGACGGTTCAGGAATAAAAGGTTGGTGGGATTAATAAAAATTTTGTTAATCGAAAAAAAAACACTATCTTTGTAAGATGAAAATTATAAGAAAAAATATTGACACATTAGCGGTAATCGCATGGTTCGCACTATTATTAACAATCGTATATTTTGTACGATAAAAATAAACCACAATGGGAAAATTAAAAATAACATTTATATCTGATACCCACACTAAACACAATCAAATCACAAAAGATTTGCCTGGTGGGGATATATTGATTCATGCTGGCGACATATCAAGTATGGGTTATAAACACGAAATCGAAAATTTCTGTAAATGGTTTGACGGTTTGGATAACTATGACACTAAAGTGTTCATTGCGGGTAACCACGATTGGGGATTCCAAAACCACCCTGAACAAACTATGCAAATAATTAACTCATACAAATGGTTTAATTACTTACAGGATGAGTTATTCATGGTGGGAGAAAACTATGATGACATGATTAAAATTTACGGTAGTCCTTGGCAACCTGAATTCCATAATTGGGCATTTAATTTACCAAGAATGGGTGACCAACTTAAGGCGAAATGGGATTTAATTCCAATGAATACCGACATCCTAATCACTCATGGACCTGCTTGGGGATATGTTGATAAAGTAGTTGGCCAAACCAAAAATTTGGGTTGTGAATTACTTGCCGACAGAATTAAAGTTGTAAAACCTAAAATTCATGTTTGTGGGCATATTCACTCAGGACATGGATACGTGTTTGATGGTGATACTCACTACATTAACGCGTCTGTTCTTGATGAAAGTTATTATTATAATAACGAACCATTATCTGTTGAATGGGACCCAAAAACTAATGAATTGGTTTTCCTATAAATTAAAAACCCCCTTAGTAGGGGGTTTTTTATTTAAGATAATAACGAATAATATTCGTTAAAGTGGTTTACACGGTCCTGTAATCCCAAAATTCCGCCATTTACTCGTTTTGTTACTGCGGTAACTGTTTCCACATCAGCACCTTTATCACATATTGACCAAAGTTTGTTTGACTCAAAGAAAAATGCCGCAGATGCTAATTGATATTTTGTTGCCACTAAATCAGGGTTAGATATTAAATCAATACCTAAAAAATCACCTAATTTTTTATAATTTTCTTTTCCAGTTAATTGGATAAATCCTCTGCCTCTGAATTTGAACCCTTCTTTAGTTGATTCATCACCATTACCCATTCTTCCACCATAAACTCTCGAAGCAATTTTTTCAGGTTGTTTCGCATAAGACTCCGAAAGATTTCCTGGAAAGTATTTTCCAAAAATTTTCTTCAATCCGTCTGAAGAATAATTTAAGTTTTCACTAACCGCTTTAAATCCTCCTGATTCATGTCCACACTGTGCCAAGAAATGAGCCAATCTTAAATTGTTTGTTATGTTAAATTTAATTGCGGTCTCAGGAATTTGAGAGATTACTGAATCAGGAATATGACCCTTTAATTTTTCAAGATTTAACGGACCTCCTGACGGAATGATTACGTCTTCTTTAATAACTGAAGTAATTCCCATTTTCTCTAAAGTTGAGGGTCCTACGACACCATCGGGAGTTAAACCGTTTTTGGTTTGCCATTCTTTAACCGATTTTTCTGTACCAGGACCAAAATTACCATCGGCGGTAATTCCTAATTTTTGTTGGATTTGTTTAACAACATCTCCCTTTGAACCAATTTTATACATAATTACTTTTTTAGATAAATATGTAAAAAAATTAGATTTTTAGATAAATATGTAAAAAAATTAGATTTTCTTGACGGAAATAACTTCGACTCCTCGTCCTTTATTTTTTAAAGTAATCTCTTGTTCGTTTGGATATAAAATTCTGTTTGCGATTGTTTCATTAACATCTACCAAACTTTTAGGGGATACTACCGTAACGATATAATGTTCTTCACCTGAACCTGTGACGTAAGTATGTGATTTAAGTAAGTCTTTTCTATTTGTTGAATAGTGACACCCAAGTTCTTTTGTATTAATTTTATCCTCACCATCAACCGCTAAAATTCTATATAATTTAATTTTTTCGGGTAAGTTTTTAACATAATTGGTGATTTCGTCTAATTCATCTTCGGCATCTTCCTTAGAGAACCCCATATCTTTAAGGAGTCTCATCATTCGACTTTTACTTGATTCTTCTTTAAGTAACTCAATTAATTTCATATCAATAAATATAAAGATAGAGTTATTTGTCCTTACCTTTTCGTTTACTTGGAACTGTTTTTTCGTTTTTATATTTGATTTCGACCTCATAAGGATTTATCAAACTTATTTTACTATCGTATTTCCATATAGAAATACTGTCTTCGTCCTCGTAAACCTTTTCCCACTTTCTGCGTTCGACTTCTTTTAGATTTGTTTTTTTAGACATAATACAAAGATACTAAATTTTTCAATAAGTACCAAACTTATTGAAATTATGATTGACAATGTCATTAATTTAAATAAACATTATATTTATAGATATGAAGATTATTGTTAACGAATCCCAATATACAACCCTTATTAATGAAGACATGGGAGTTTCCCGAGCTTCTGTGGATTACGCTAATTTAATTTACGAAAAATCACGACCTATCGTAATTGACTTTACAAGACATAAAAGACCTGGTAAACAAAAGTTAGTGATTGGTCTTAAAGATATATCAAGAATATGGAAACAAGACCTTGAGAGTTACCTTGAATTTCCTATTGAAGAAATTAGAATCGATTTAAATCTGTATGTTCAAAATAAAAGTCAGATGGCCAATGAATTTTATACAGGAGGGGGAGCAGAACAGATAGATTCTACAGTTGGGATACGTTCTTTTACAAAGAGACCAAGTAAAGATTTACCAAAATATATTTTGTCAGAACTTGATGACACATTAAACGCAAAATTTGATTTGGATGTTTATATTAGAAAAGATTTTAAGGAAGATTCTATTGATGGGTTAATGCACGATTTGATGGATAGTATTTCACACGAATGTAACCATATGTTAGAATTTTATAAAAGGTATTTAAGTGGATTAGGAAATGTTGACACCTCGTTAACTTATTCGGGCAATAAAAACTACAACATACCAAGAGATATATATGAAGTTTGGCAAGAATTTACCCAAATGATATATTTTTCTGAACCTTATGAAATGAGAGCGATGGTACAAGAAATGTACGGTGTTAGGTTAAGAATGCCATTTGAAGAATTTAGAAAACACCGATATTATATGGCCGCGGAAGTTATGGAAAAATTTAATGCCGATGTTATGTTTGATGTTCTAATTGAAAGAATTGAGAAACAAAATCCTGAGAGTATTGTCGCCATCATGAAAAATCTGTATAACTGGTTTATATCCGATTACTACGCACAGTTAAAATATCAGAAATTACAACCAAATAAGAGGATTGAAAAGTCCAAACACCTTTTGGACCTGATGAAAGTATCCCAACCAAGAATCAACAACGCAGGTAAAAAACTAAAAAGAAAATTCAACAAACTATATTCGTTATCACCTGAATAACCTATTTTGTCAGTCCAGCTAAAATAATTATGACATTTTGTCAGTTATTTTCATTTGGCACGTAATTTAATATAATGGTGTGGACTTGATTCCATAATAAAATTAAATTATAATTATAAAAAATCAAAATATATGGGAAAAATAATAGGAGTAGATTTAGGAACTACAAATTCGTGTGTTGCCGTAATGGAAGGTAACGAACCAGTTGTTATTACAAACAGTGAAGGAAAAAGAACCACGCCTTCAATTGTCGGATTTATTAATGGTGGTGAAAGAAAAATCGGGGACCCTGCAAAAAGACAGTCGGTAACAAACCCTGATAAAACGGTTTATTCAATCAAACGATTTATGGGGTTAACATTTGACGAAAGTAAAGGTGAGGTTAATAGAGTTCCGTATAAATTAGTTAAAGGTGAGGGTAACACTCCAAGAGTATCTATCGAAGATAGAATGTATTCTCCTCAAGAAATCTCGGCAATGATTCTTCAAAAGATGAAACAAACTGCGGAAGATTACTTGGGAACTGAGGTTACTGAAGCAGTTATTACTGTTCCTGCCTATTTTAACGACGCACAACGTCAGGCAACAAAAGAAGCTGGTGAAATCGCGGGATTAAAGGTATTGAGAATTATAAATGAACCGACTGCCGCGGCATTAGCGTATGGACTTGATAAGAAATCTAAGGACATGAAAGTAGTTGTATTTGACTGTGGAGGAGGAACCCATGATGTGTCAGTATTAGACCTTGGAGACGGAATCTTTGAAGTGTTATCGACAGATGGTGATACACATCTTGGTGGTGACGACTTTGATAACACAATTATTGATTGGTTAGTTAAGGAATTTAAAGAAGAAAACAATCTTGACCTGACTAAAGACCCGATGGCGTTACAACGTTTGAGAGAGTCGGCAGAAAAGGCTAAGATTGAGTTGTCATCAACAAGTTCAACCGAGATTAATTTACCTTACATCATGCCTGTAGATGGTATCCCTAAACATCTAGTTAGAACTTTAACTCGTTCTAAATTTGAACAATTGGTCGACAGTTTAGTACAAAGAACAATCGCTCCTTGTAAATCAGCATTAAAAAACGCAGGATTAAAGACGACAGACATCGATGAGATTATTTTAGTTGGTGGTACAACACGTATTCCTGCTATCCATGACGCGGTTAAAAAGTTCTTTGGGAAAGAGCCTTCAAAAGGGGTTAACCCTGATGAGGTAGTTGCTCTTGGTGCGGCAATCCAAGGTGGTGTATTAGCTGGAGACGTAAAAGATGTGTTGTTATTAGACGTAACACCATTATCTTTGGGTATTGAAACAATGGGTGGAGTATTCACAAAACTAATCGAATCAAATACTACAATTCCAACTAAGAAGTCACAGGTGTTCTCAACGGCAGTTGATAATCAACCGTCAGTTGAAATCCACGTACTTCAGGGAGAAAGAACTATGGTTAGAGATAACCGTACTATCGGTAGATTTCATTTAGATGGTTTACCACCTGCAATGAGAGGTACCCCTCAAGTTGAAGTCACTTTTGATATTGACGCTAACGGTATTATAAACGTTTCGGCGATGGATAAGGCGACAAACAAACAACAATCAATTAGAATTGAATCTTCTTCAGGATTATCTAAAGAGGAGATTGAAAAGATGAAACAGGAGGCCGAAATGAATGCTGAGTCTGATAAAAAGGCAAAAGAAGATGCTGACGCTATCAATATTGCAGACAGTACGATTTTTAACGTTGAGAAATCGTTAACTGATTTGGAAGGTAAAATATCCGAAGAACAAAAGTCTGAGATAACGTCAACTCTTGAAAAATTAAAAGAGGCTCACAGTAAGAAGGACGTAGAATTATCTAAATCATTAGTTGATGAGGTAAATCTGAAATTCCAAAAGATTTCACAGGATTTGTATGACCAAGTTAACGACCAAACAGGTGATATGGAGTTTAATGGTTCCGATGTTGAATTTGAAGAGGTGAATAATAAGTAACCTAATCTACATTGTCAAAAAATCCCTGAATTATTTTTAGGGATTTTTTGTTTGTGTCGATTTTTTTTGTATCTTTGAGGTATGAAGAACGAGTTACCATATTGTAAGACATCTGAAGGAATAATCGGTTATAGTGAGTCGATAATTGCCAAAGGGGAAACTAATGATTGTGTTGTCAGAGCATTCGCATCTTGCTTTGACCTACAATATGACAAGGCACATAAGTTCGTTAAAGAGAAGTTTAATCGTGTCGATAGACAAGGGACATTTCGTACTGTTTATAAAATGACCGAAATTGCCACCAAAGGTCAACAAATTAACTATAAAAAAGTTAAGTGTTTGGGTGATAAAACGGAGTATTCTGGTCAACGCACAATGAAATATAAAGTCAAAACAAAAGAAGGATTTGTTATGAGAAACATGACCGTTGGTACGTTTACAAAACAAAACCCTATTGGGACTTTTTTCGTCTTGGTTGATAGACACGCATTCACCATTAAAAACGGAGTTGTTATTGGTAATATGGAAGACGCAAAAAAACCTAAACGAGTAGTTAAACACGCATTTGAAATTAAATAAGATTTGGGGGTTAGATAATTTTGTACACACCTCGTAATAATGAGGGGATTAAACAATCAGGTATCAAAGAAAAGATTATCAAATTCTTACAATAAAAAAAACCTCCTTAGTTGGAGGTTTTTTTATTTAGTTAATAACGTCTTGAGTTGGTTCCTCAGTTGTTGAATTTTGTTTTTTTTCTTTTTGGATTTGGTTTATAATATACCCCGAAACCGCGAATTCAATACCCGCCCAAATTGCCATGTCAGATGATGTCATTGTTGGTAGTTTCTCAAGTAAAAAATAAATCATCCCCCATTGAGCAATAATAAACGCAATTCCTGACTCAAGTCTTTTTTTAGAAAAATAAGAATCACCTCCTGAATAGATTTTACCAATCTCACTAATAAACCATTTAATGTTTGTCCACCCTAAAAAATAAGTTTTGTTTTTCATAATGTTTTTATTAATAAATATTTACATTTATCCGTTTATCACTATTATTTGTAACCGCATAAAAAAAGGGGTAGTAGCGAACTTCCCCTTAATCTTGTTACCATAACGATAACGGTCCTAAAAGTCCTCTTTCGAGGATTACTTTTCTTTAACTAACGTTAAACATCTCTTCAAATATTCTTTAGCTCTTGGTGTCGGACCAGAATGTTTTAATACTTTCTCAATATCTTTAACCAACTCTTCCCCGTGTTCATTTTCTTTATATAACTCGATTACCTTATCCATAGCCTTAACACACTCATTATTTGTCTCATCATGGTAATTCTTATTTCTAAAACCATTGATGTGATTCATTAGGTTATAAGACAAATGCTCCCCACCGTCATTAACGTCATGGAGTCTTAATGTTTTTAACATATCTAAAGTATCTACCATACCGTTAATTCCACCATCTCTTTTATAAAGACTTGAGGTGTAGTTTTTAAAGTTCTCAGAAGGACCAACAATGTGGTCTAATGGGATTACATTCTCAGGAACACATCTTTGTTTTTGTTCACCGTCCTTTTTAGGTTCGATGCGTTGTTCTTCTAAAATATGTTGTCTGATTATTTTACGAAGTTTTTGTTCGTCTATAGTAATTTTTTTCATTTGGAATTTCTTTATTTATAAATATTCATTTATTCTGAATTATTCGTCAGAGTCGATATTTATAAAAGGATATACCCAATTACGGGTAAATCAATAAAAAATAAAACTAATTACATGGGAGATGGGGATAGTGATAAGAACATGGAGGAAGATATTTTTGGGGAACCTCTCTGTAAAGTTTCTCATGATAGCGATGTTTTTCAACCCTTTTGGGTTCGATGCGATACAGTACTATCTCTATACTTTGACAGGGAGTTTGTGGTACGCAAATCTAATTTTGTATTGCGTATCGGGACTATTCTTTGGATTATCTTTTTATTTTCGAAAATTATCTAAATGAAACAAATAATATCTGAAATATCGAGAATTAGTGAGATAATGGGGATTAAACCGTTAAATCTTATTATTGAGGAAGAGGATGCAACCATAAGTGAAGTACATTTTAAACGAATAGTTGACTTATTAAAGTTCAATAAAATGTTTACAAAAACTAACGATAGTAATTTAAATAAAATATCAAAATACGCTAAATCACAAATTATTGATTTTAATTTACTTGAGCGGGGATTGATTAAGACTTTAAAATTAAAAGGAAACAAATCAAAAAATGTTTCAGAATACTTTAAATTAGTGTTAAAGTCATTAAAACAACGTCAATCTAATATACACACATCTACTCCAGAAAAAGATGATTTACCAAGTTTAGAGATTCAGGAGCCATCTATTATACCTAAAAAAGTTTATAGAGAAGAACTTTATTATTTACAGGTTGAATTATTAAAACTACAAGAATGGTTAGTAAAAACAGGTAAAACAGTTATTATTGTATTTGAAGGTAGGGACTCCGCAGGTAAAGGGTCCACTATCAAAAAGTTTATTGAATTCATGAATCCACGTTTATATAACGTTATCGCCCTTGGGATACCAACACCAAAGGAAAGAAAAAATTGGTGGGACAGATATAGAAACCTAATCCAAAAAGGGAAAATTAACCTATTTGATAGAAGTTGGTATAATAGAGGGTTAGTTGAGCCAGTAATGGGATATGGGAACACTGACGAATATGAAGATTTTATGGGTAATGTTGAAGGATTTGAACAAGACTTAGTTAAAGATGGGGATTACCTGTTTAAATTATGGTTTTCAATCGATAAAGAAACCCAAGCAAAAAGATTTGATATGAGACAAAAATCCAAACTTAAGTATTGGAAATATTCCCCAAACGATTCTAAAATGCAAGACCTTTGGGACAGGTTCACAGAATTTAAAGATAAATTATTTGACAAAACATCAACTGTTAATCACCCTTGGGTTATTGTCGATTCTAATGATAAACGAATTTCAGGTTTAAACGCCATAAGATATGTGTTACAAAACATACCTTATGACAGAAAAAACGAAGATGTTTTAAATAAAAACTATCCTGAAGCGTTAACGGTGTTAAGACCCGAATAGACTTAATCTTCTTTATCCGAATCCATTGGTGGTAACACAAATTGTAACCAAATATCAAATATCAGTAAGTAACCCCACCAAGTTAATTTATCCATCGGATATTCCACAGGGTTTAATTGAGTCAAATACAGTAAGGTAACTAACTTACATATAATATAGATTCTTGAAACTAATAGCACGAACCCTAATACTTTTGAGAATTTTTCCATAGTCTTATAATTTTATTTCAAAACGATTTTTCATTATTTCAATTTTATCTTCAGGAACCCCGTGTTGATTTACCCCACCATGACGATTTTCAACAATCACCGTAAAAACAGTATAATCATATTGTTTCGCTAATTTGAAGTAGATTTCCATTTCCCACTCTTGTGTAAACGTATTAGATACCGCGATTTCTCGATAAAATTGGTCATTTACTAATGAATCCTTCATATAAGTTTCCACCCTATCTTGACAGAATTTATGAGCATTTTTGATTTTAGAAACGTCAAATTTATATTCACCCGTTTCTTTATCAATAAAATATTTGTCCGCCTCACAAACTAAAAAGTCTTCACCAACTAATTTTTCTGCAAAAGTTGATTTTCCCGAACCTAGCTCAAGGCACCCCCCTAACAAGATACAAAATCTTTTCGGGGGGTGCTGTATTTTTTTTATTATCCATATATTTATTATTAGAGGTATTCTTGATACCGAATACAAATATAGTAAAAAAATATTATTATGACAAGTTTTAAAAGAAAATGTTCAAAATGTGATTGTGAAATAACATATAAAAACAAATATAATATGTTAAATGCGGAAAAAAAACAATCTAAATGTAAAATCTAATAAAACAAAAAAGAATAATAGATGACTTATTATAGGAAAATTTTAAGTATTTCGGCAACTTTAATCGTAGTTAAATAGACTCTAACATACATGTCAGATAATATTTTGGGGTAATGTTTCACAACATTAAATATGTCGATTATTTATTAAATCTTTTTAATGCGTTCTCAGTTATAAAAATAAATTCAGAGCCTTTAAATTCCTCAAGGGTTGATGAGTTTGTGTAGGACATTGCGGACTTTAAATAGTCCTTAAAGTTGTTAATCCACGACCCTAAAGTGTATTCCACCTTATTGTATTTTACAATCCCCTCAGACGTTGTTAGGTTCTTCTTACCCCACTTCCGTTGGACTTCTTTAGTACTCATTCCTCTAAACTCTTTGTAAAAATACTTTCTAGTTTTTGGGAATCTTTTCCAAAGATACGAAGAACGTTCATCAGACAATGTAATCAATTTGAATAATTTAGTTGGAGAACAAGACTCTAAGGTTTTGTTCAATACTCCCCCTAACATAACGTAATCCGCACCAAGAGCTAAAGCTTTAATAATGTCATCATAATTTCTGAACCCACCATCGGCAATAATCTTAGTTGTGTAGTCACCATTTTTTTTGATTTGGTAACATTCGTTAATCAACGATGCCATTGGGTAATGAACACCAGTGTTTGCTGAGGTTAAACAACCACTACCCCCACCAATACCAACACGAATAAAATCAACACCAAGTTCTGCAAACTTTTCATAGGTTTTTGGGTTGGCGATATTACCAACAATCAGTCTATGTTTTGGGTTTGTTCTAACATCACAAAACTTTTTACATAAGTCATATAATTTAACCATGTGACCATTTGCGATATCGACAAGAATATTAATCTCCTCATCTAATTCGTCATCACCATACCACTCAAGAACTTTTTCAAAATCGTCTAATGAAATTGATGAGAATGTTCTACCCCCATGTATAAATCTTGGTAAACAAACTTCTAATTTTTCATCCAAAAATAAATTATAATTCTCACCATCAACCACGGTATCCATTGGAGATACAAAAATTGGTAATTTATTATCCTCAGTAAAAATGTTAATTTGTGACCGACTATTAATTGAGGAGATGGTTTCGGGAACTAATGTGATATCTTTAAAGTCAAATTTCTTATTCATGATTAAAATATAACGAAAACGAACATTAAAGACAACTAAATGTATTTATAATTATGTTAACTGACCAAGAAATTAATCGACTTAATAAGTTTTTAGAAAATAAGACCTTCAATTATCAGGGACTTATGATTTTTAACACCAAAACAATGGTGGATTTAGATTATAAATTTGAAATCCTTGGTTATAAACAAATGATTAGTGTTGGCGAATATTATGATTATATGAAAATCTCCATAACAATGTTTAATTTCAGAGATAAGTTAAGTCAATTAATATTTTGTTCCCAAAATACGGAACACCAAGAGTTTTGGAAGAGTTTTTTTAACGATAGTTTATTTTTCTTTAAACAACAAATACTTGAAAATATTACAAATATTTTGATTAACTTTGAGCCCAACATTAGAATTTTTATTGACAAAATCAATATTGAATTACCTGAAAAGGAAAATATACAAGAACAAAAAATGACAAGATACGCGATTAGAAATGTTGTTAAAGACATTGTAAAAGTTTTGAAGACCAACGAGGAAGGTGAATATACCTTACCTGATAATGACTATGGTGGTGGTTACGAATTTGAAAAATTCCCTGTCGAATTTTCTGTTGACCTATATGTTAGTCATGACGATAGTTTTGATGGGTATAAATTAAATGCCCAATATTCTCAAGAGGATGATACTATTGAAATTAGTATTGTGTATAATCCGTCAGATTTAAAAACATCCTTATATGAAATCGTTGGTGAGTTGAATGAGGTGTTGGCCCATGAATTAGAACATTCGTTACAAGGATATCGAGGAGAATTCGATATGGATGATGAAGAAGAAACTGATTCACTGAAATATTATTTACAGGCTCACGAAATTCCTGCTCAAGTAGCAGGATTTAAACGACTTTCAAAATTACGTAAAGTACCGTTTGAGACAGTTGTTAGAAATTGGTTTAAAACTCATGGGGAATTTCACCATTTAAACAATGATGAACAAGAAATTGTGATTAATAAATTGTTGGAGTATAAAAAGTCTTAACCCTTATTTCGGAATCGTCTAATTAACTTATTGATTAATTCTTTTAGAATAACACCTGAAATAGTTAAAAGTCCAAATCCAGCCAATCGTTGTGCGATATGAAAAGGGGTAACAGAGTCAGGAGACCCTTTAGCTAAATTATAAATCATAGGGATTAATGGGATGATGAAAGTATAACTCATAATGTTAGTTACCTTATGAAGAGTAACACCTAAACTACCGATAAAATCTAAAAACACTTCTTTCAGTTCTTTACTCTTTGTTAGAACTGTTTTAAACGGTTTGATTAAACCCTCTTCTTTTATTTTGTCGTATATTTTAGTTACAAATGTTTTATTGTCGATATAGTAAGTTGCAATAACACCCATCAAGATTAAACTAATCTCAAGGTCAGAAAGTTCAGGATGTCTACCAGCAAGATAGTCCTCCAACGGACCAACAAAACCACCAATAGTTGCTCCCCAAGTAATTAAAAACTCTAAGTTAATTCCAACTTGTTGTGTGGAATCTTTAATGATTTTTTTAACAAATTCGTAATTTTGTTTAATAATATCACCAAGACCACCACCTGATTCTTCAGATAATAATTTTCTTTTTTGTTCTTCTGTAATTAAAATGGTGACACTCATACGTTAATAAATACTTTGTTTATATTTATTATCATAACAATAGTGAAAAAATGATAAACCCTAAATTAAATGTTGGTGATAGAGTAGTGTTACTTCATATGGATGGTGAGACTTCCGTATCACCTGGAGAACAAGGAACCGTAATTGCTCATTCAAAAGTATTCGGTGATGACCAATATACCGTATCATGGGATAGTGGTAGTAAATTAGCGTTAATATCAAGCGTTGATTTATGGGACACGCCTAAAGATAAGAAAAAACCAAATCCTGTTGATGAAAGAGTAATAACTAAAAAAAGTATTACAGAAATTGACGACCAAAATAGAGTATTCTTAAAAAATATTGATATTTTTAAACACTTTAATATGAAATTCTTAAAAAGTTACTTAATGGATATTAGAAAATCAGGAATCACAAATATGTTTGGGGCCGCACCATACCTATACATGGGTAAGGATAGAATTGAACACGAATTCAAATACAAAGATATTGACGAGGATTTGATTGAGAAGGTTTTAGAAAGGGCCGACCAATCCCAATCGGAAATGATTAATGGAACAATTAAAGCGTTAAATGCTCAAGGTAAGGAAGAGAGTCTTGAGAATATTAATAGGTTCATCTCAAGATACTCCACTATGGTAGTTGAGACTTATTTTCACCTATTCTAAAATAAAATCCCATACATCATTCTTTTTTGTTGGTGTAACATTTAAATCTAAAAAGATTGCGTTCTGTTGTCCAGCATAAAGTCCTAAAATGTTAAAATCATAAAATTCCTCAGCCTCCTGTTCAGTCATACCATCTCTGATTTGAAGTAAGGATAAAATTATACGTTTAGAGTACAGTATTCTCTTACCATTACCAAACTCCTCAACGATACCAATTATCGCACCTTCTAAACCATCCAATAGGATTGCCCCTTCAGCATATTCGTCTATATCTATATTCATAGTTTAAGGATATAAAAAATATTCCATCAAATCAACATATTTATATTTAAAACAAATCGTTATGAACCAATATTTTTTTAAAATGACAAATGAGGAAAGAACTAGTATTCTTGACCAACATAAACATGTCTATGATGGATATGTAACAAACTACGCCAAACCAAACGAACAACCATTATATACCCAAGACTTTGCAAACGACAAAGGAGGAATTACAATCAATAATAAAGGTCAGGTCACCACATATAAAAATATGGGAATTAACGAAAGTGTCCTTGAAAGTGAGGAAGAAGAATCTTACATGGTAAGTGTTGGTGAACAATTAGATATGATTGGTGATGGTGATGATGACTTAGAACATGGAACATTTCCTGATGATGACGAAGATGATGTTAGATTTGTTAAATGTTCTCATTGTAGTGGTAAAGGTCATAAAGGTCACGATGACTCCACTTATGAAGAATGTGAATGGTGTGATGGGACAGGAATGTCAGACTCATTTGATGATGATGAAGATGATTATAAAGATTTAAGTATGTATAACCCATACTACGGTGATGATGAGGAACCTGAATTTGAAGATATGGAAATTGAAGATGTTTTAGGTTTATCTAACGATGATGAGGATGATGATGAAGTAATTAGTTCTCTACAGGAACAAGTTAACAAATCATTAGATATGTTCAGAAGATTTAAAAATCTATAACTTTTCATTACTTTTGTGATATTTCTTATGTATAATTAAATAATTTAAATTAAGAAAACATGGAAATTAAAGAATTAGTATCGTATTACTTAAATGACTCGTCAAAAACTCTTGATGTAACATTTAGAACCACTTTAGATGGTGAGGATGAAATTAGAGAAGATAAGATTAACTTTGACGAAATAACCGACTTTGGGTATGACTTCGTTTCAGATACGACAGATAACTACAGAGCATTACTCGATGAAGACTACGAAGACGATGACTACGAAGAAGACGAGATATTTGTTGACGACCAAGAAGTAACATCATTCTTAAATGAATACTATTTAATTCACCCAACCAAACTTCCTAACTCAGAATTATTTTAAGGACCAATTCTTGTTAAGTAGATTGTAACAGATTCCTCAGAACCTGAACTACCATTCGACCATAACCCTGTGGTACGTAATGTTAAACTTTCAACACCATCACTAAGAATTTTAAACGTTCTTGAACTTGAGTTAACCTCAAATTGGATGTACCCTAAATCATATATCGTATGGTTTCCTATCGTCTTATAGAAATATTGTTTACCCCAAAGCACTTGACCTGACGGTAATGTTGTTGGGCAAAACGAAATAACGGTATAATCCAAATGCCATTTGGTAAACCCAACACTAATACTATCCATAGGAAAAACGTCATTAGGATTGATGTACATCGTTCCTGGAATGTATGTTGTGTCTCCAGGAGAAGTCGAATTCTCAACTTTAGAATAAGTTATTCTATCTACAACATATTCACCACTTAAACTTAATAAAGTTGGTTCGGAATATTTTAAACAAGACGTTAAAAACGTCAGACATAAAGAAACAAATATTAGTCTTTTCATAGTTATAATTTATTATTCTACAAATATACGTATTTTTTTTGAAACAAAAATATTTATTACTATGATAAATGATGTTGACTATATAATTTCCTTAATGAAAGAGTACACTCCTAAAGAAAATGAGGGGGAACTTGGGGAACAGGATGCTGCGGCAGCACCAAGTGGTGGAGGAGGAGCGGCAAAATACCCTACTGTGACCAAATGGGGGTCAGGTGTTACAAGAACAGGACCTGCAAATCAAGTAACCCTTACTAAGTGGGCGGATATTGTTAAAGTTAATCGAGGAAAGGCAAACACTTTATTATAAACCACGATATTTATAATTAGATTAATCAAAAAAAAACATTTTAAAATGAAACAACGTAAATTAAATGAGGCTAAGGAAGAATTGGTGAGAGCGTTACTCCTAATGAAGTACGACACTAAAAAAACCCTTACAGAAAATCAAAAAAATATTAAAAACCCATTAAAAGAAGATGTTCCAGCGGCAATCGCAGGAAGTGCCGTTGGTGGTGCGGCGGTTGGAGCAGGAGTTGGTGCGGCGTTACCAACATCACTCGCAATTGGTGCGGTAGGTACAGGTGCGGCGTCAGGACTTGTTTATAGTTTGGCGGGAACTCTTGGGGTTGGTGCTGCCGCGGCAGGGGCAATAATTGGTGGGGCGGCAGCAGTCGCGGTATTACCATTAGTATATTGGATTGTCACCAAAGATAATGGTGCCGATAGAGTAAAAGCCCTATTTCAAATGTGTTCAACAAACTCAAGTGCAATATCTAAATTACCAAGAAAAATAAATGACGGAACTATTAGAGGGTTAGCGGATAAAATTAATGACGCGGTTAACTACTCAACATTAGGGTTTATGGCGGGAACAGATGAAGAGTCTTTATTTGGAGCGTTTAATTCCTTAGGAGGCGGTACTGCATCTGATGCGTGTGCATTGATTAACAAATACAACCAACAATACGGTGATTTATATGACGATTTAGATGGTGATATTGACGCAGAAAGTGAATGGAACCAAATCTACAGACCTTTAAGAGATTGTATCGAGGATTCATTAAAGGATGTGGTTGCTGAAGACCCATGTAAGGATAGTCCAGGTACTGTATGGGACGAAAAAACTAAAGCATGTGTTCCTGTAAAGCCAGGTCCTGACCCAAATCCAAAATGGAGAGATTGTCCTGATTTCCCATTGACGAAAGGTTGTAAAGGTGAAAAAGTTAGAAAAATACAAGACTGTTTAGGAATAAGCGCTGACGGTAAATTTGGTTCGGGAACCGAAAAGGCAATCACCAATAAAGGATATAGTGTACCTGTTACCCAAGAAATTTATGATAAAATTTTAGAAAATTGTGGTGGAACTACTACTACTACAACGTCACCAGGTCCCGATAGAGAAACGGAATATACTAACGTAGATTAAAATTAAAAACAACATAAGAAATATGAAAAATAAAAGATTTATAAAAGAAGACGTACTTAATCCAGGGTCTGCTCAATTCAAAGAAGAAAAACTTCAAAAAGCGTTTGACGCAGGATGTTATCCTAAAGTCAAAGGACCATTTACTGACCCAAAGGGGGGTGGAGAGGTTATTTACCAAAAATCAACAAACCCCGATAATAAAGCGAATCCTCACGTATTCGATTTCCCTGATGGAAAAAGAGAGTGGAGAACCACAGGAGATAAAACAGGTACAATTGCTAGAACAACAAAATGGTATTGTGAAAAATTGAATGTTACTAAAAATTCAATTTTAACTCCCGACCAACAAAAAGCTTTAAAATCTTTACAAACATATAGTAATAATCAAATTGTTCCTTATGAAGTAGGTGTTGAAAAACCTGTAGGGGAAGGATGGGATTTGATGTCACTAAGTAAATCTTTAGAAACAAATGTTGGTAAAGAATATGCAAAATATATCAACGCAGCGTTGGCAACTAATTTAGGTGATGCTAAAGTTTGGGTGTTACAAGGAGCTAAACAATATCCATCAAATGTATCACAAGAATTAATCAAGTATTTTGAAAGTTTACAATATATTATAGGAAAAGCTCCTGCAGGTCAAGATAACGTATTCACCACTATAGATTTACAACAAGACCCTACATATGGAAATCAGTTCCAAACACCGTTTTATGTTCATTACGACCCAAGTAAATTAACCCCCCAACAAGTAAATGCAGAATTAACAAAATCAATAAATGCTGCAAAAACAACATTTAGTAAATCAACTTGTAAAGAAACCATTTCATTATATTACGAAATGTATAAGAATAAAATGGTTCAAAGTCAGGGTAAACTTGATACGATTAAAATGACTGTTAGAGGATGTGTAGATAGTAACAAATTCCATTCATTAAGTAAAAAAATTGAAGAATTAAATTTTGCCCCACCTGTTCAGTTAAGTAATGGTAATTCACTTGATTACGCAATATCCCCTGACGCTCGTACTACCGTTAATCCTGTAAAGCCAGGTCCTGATTCATCTCGTGATAATGTTAGGGAACGTAAAGAACAACAATTAAAAAACCTAATTAGAGAGAGTTTACTTGAAATCAAGGAGACTAAAAAAAAAAGTATCGTGGGTGAGGGTAAAATAGTTAAGGCGAGATTAACAATAATCTCAGAAAATGTTACACTTAAAACTAAAAAACAAAAAGATAAATTTTTTGACGAGTTATTATCTGAGATGGTTTATTTAAATTCTCAAGGATTTGACAAACAAGTTATCACCGAAGGATTCTGGGACGCATTGAAGGGTTTATTTGGACATGCTCCTAGCGGAATTATGGAGTACTTTAAAGAATATATGGGTAAATGGTTAGTTGAGCATTTAACTCCTATGGACCCTGAAGGATGGTTTGGAAGTATGATTATTACTGGAATAGGTAATTTACCTATCGGAGACATTCCAAAATTAACAGATTGTAATTATTTAACAAAATGGATTTCAAAAACTGCTGCGGAAGGCACGGTTAGAAAATTAACACATGAAAAAGGGTTAGATGGACCATTCTACGATATACTTAGAAACTCAATTGTTGATATGTTAGACGAAACTTCTTTAGGTTCTAAAATCGAAGAGGCTTTAGGAAGTTTTATATGTCCACTACTTGGAGGAGTTAAAAATAAGATGGAGAAGGCAACTGATACGTTAAAACAAAAAGCGTTGGCCACTTCTTAAAATACCTGTGAGGTAATTACTCACACGGGATAAACCAAACTAAAGAAAGGGGGTATTCCAAATCTAGCAAATTGGGTGTCGAAAGACACCCTTTTGTGTTTTAAGAATATGACTTTTGAAACTCCTTCCAAATAGGCTCAACGTTAGAGTTAATTATTTCTGAAAATATCGATGGCTCATATGGGTTATATCTTAATTTCATATTTGCTTCAACAGGAGTCTTATCACCTTTTGCCCGATTACAAGTACCACAACATGTGATTAAGTTTTGCCAAGTATTCTCACCACCTCTTGATTTGGGTTGTATATGGTCAACCGTCAAATTCTTCTTACCGCCACAATACACACACTCATAATTGTCTCGTTTAAACAATCTATGTCGGTTAATTTTTAACTTATGAATTCTATGTCTTACGTAGTTCAGTAAACGAATAATTAGAGGTCTAACAAATGTTTGGTCGCCAGCAATAATAGGATTCTCGGAAGATTTTAAAATCTCCGCCTTACCTTTTGTTACAAGGTTAAACCCTCTAAAAACTGTCGTTACGTTAATAGGGGTAAAATCCGCATTTAATACTAGTACTTTATCCATATGATAATTATAATAAAAATTTTGAGGATTGACAAGATTTGAATCAAAAGTATATTGTTGGGATAGCCTCTTTACCCGATAGAGAAGATTGTTTGGAAGAAACTATACGCAGCCTATATGACCAAGTTGATAAGATTATTGTTGGTTTGAACAAATATACTGAAATACCTTTCTTTTTAAATATGAAAAAAATTGATTCGTATTTATTAGATAACTCATTAGGTGACGCGGCCAAATTTTATAAAGTCGATAATTACCAAAACGATTATTATTTCGCATGTGATGATGACATCATTTATCCCAAAAATTATTGTGAAATTTTAATTAAAAAATGCGAACAATATAAATCAATTGTTGGATTACATGGAGTTAGATTGATAAAACCTATAACAAGTTATTATAAAAATAGAAAAGTTTATCATTGTCTACATTCGTTAGAAAATGATGTTGAGGTTGATTTAATAGGTAGTGGAGCTTGTTTAATTGATACCTCAATCCTAAAAATAAAATTATCAGATTTTCGAACACCTAATATGGGTGATATATGGTTAGGGGATTTATGTAAAAAACAAAACATTAAATCATTCACTATATCAAGAGAAAAAAATTGGTTAAAATATAGTGACAAAATGTCCAATAAATGGACAATTTACGATGATTTTAAAAATAAAAAAGATGAAGAACAAACTAAAATAGTATCAATATGGAATACGGTAGAGTAAATATAAAATACGATAATAATGAAATTTCATTACTGAGTCTTTTTGAGTCTGACCACATTTATAAACATTTAAAAAAGACTGGTAATTTTTATGAGTTAAAACTTTTAGAAAAAGTTAAATCGTTAAATTTAACGGGTACGTATATCGATGTTGGTGCTAATATAGGTAATCATACTATTTTTTTCTCAAAATTTTGTAAATCAACACAAGTAATCTCGATTGAATTAAATTGTGAAATTTATAAAGTTCTACAACAAAACGTAATTAACTCACCAAATGTATCTACAATTAATATTGGGGTTGGTGAAAAATTTAAACATGTTAAAATATCTAATATTGATGAAACTAATGTTGGGATGACAAAAATAATTGGCGAAAATGGGGATATTGTAGTAGATACTTTAGATTCTATTTTATCAGATGTAAACAATATAAGTATTATTAAAATTGATGTTGAGGGGTATGAAAAAAATGTTTTAATAGGCGCAAAAAATATTATTTCTAAACATTCTCCAGTAATAATTGCGGAACTTAGAGATGAAAAAGAATTTGACGAGTTTGAAAAAATATCTAATGATATTGGATATTTTACAGATAAAATAAACTACGCCTCAACCCCAACTTATTTTTGGTATAAGAAAAATGAAATATATGATTTTGTTTATATTATACCAACTTATGAAAGATTTGATAAAGTTAAACCATTAATAGACGACATATTAACTAAGAATCTAAATACTTTAATTATTGTGTTAAGTGATGGTTCTTCAGATAAACGTTATAAAACATTAATTAACTTTAATAAACGAGTTGTTTATATTGAAAATAGGACTAACAATGCCAAAGAAAAATATTGGTTAACCGTTAACACCTTATTAAATGAAATGTCTAAGTATAAATTTAAATATGGGGTAATGTTAGGTGATGATTTCACACTCATCGATGGTTATCAAGAGAAATTAGAGAAATATATTAGTGATGGTAACATAGTTAGATTATTTACACAACAATCTATTGGGGACACTAATTGGGGGTTTAAAGATTGGGTTGACGGCGCGTTCTGTGCACCATACTCATTCTTTCAAAAAATCAATTTTGAATTATTTCCGATAAAAAAATTAATCGGACGGGTTTCTTCAGGGGTCGGCCAACAGATGTCCCAACGATTGACTAACTTAAATTATGTTGTAAAAAATTACGGTTCGTTAATTCGTCATATTGGTAATGACGATTCAAAAATGCACCCAACAATTAGACTAAATCAACCATTAGTTGCGGATTTTAAAATCCAACAGAAATTATTAACCATTATTATACCCACTTTTAATAACGTTGAATTTATTAAAGAATGTTTATCATCAGTGATTAAGTCAGTAAAGTCGTTGAATTGTGAAATCTTAGTAGGTATTGATTCTTGTGAAAAAACGTTAGAATTTGTATCAAAAAACATGTTTGATGGTAGAGTACGATTTTTATTTTTTCAACATAATGTTGGTCCATATATAATTAAAAATAGTTTAGTGAAAAATTCTAATTCTGATACAATTTTATTTTTTGATTCTGACGACATAATGTGTGAAAACATGGTCGAAGAAATTATTAAATTACAATCATTTAATGATTTTGTAAGACCTAAATATATTAATTTTAATGGGTTAATACCTACTAACCCTCCTGTGAGTAACGAAAAACTTTTTGGTGAAGGAGTTTTTAGTATAAAAAAAGAATTGTTCCTATCGATGAACGGGTTTGAGCCATGGAGAACAACCGCCGACACTGATTTTATGGGTAGATTATATAAGAATAGTCGTAAATCAACTAATACCCCTACAGTCCTATTCTATAGAAGAATTCATCAAAATAGTTTAACACAATCCAAACAAACTGGACATGGGTCAAAAGTTAGACAAAACTATAATAATCTAATAAGGAATAAGACTTCCTTTGGACCGTTACCTAATTTAAGTACCTCACCATTTATTGAAATTTCTGTTGGTCATACTAAACCCGTTGAAATATTCGATGAGGTTAAACATAAAAAAATGGTCGTAAATGATATGGTTAAAGGTATTTTAAATAAAACAAATATATCAAAAACAATTGATTACGACTTAATAAATAAAAACACTCAAAAACAAGGGGTTTATGTTCCGATTAATAATGTGAAACCTATTAGAGAAAATAAACCTGTTGATAGAATGAAGATTACTGAACTTAAAAAAGACTCACTCGCATATCAATCCCGAGAATTTGGTGGTATTAAAAAAACCAACAAAAGTTCTTCACCAAATATTTTTGGTGGTAATAATAAAAGAAAAGGTGGTCCATTACTTTGATTTTAAAAAAAAATATTCTTACATTTACAAAAAATAAAAGATATGTTTGTAATAATTAAACACGTAAAAAATACAATAGGCGTTAAAGTTCCTGTAATTTTAATTAATAGTCACTCTGAGATTTGGGAGTTTGATACTCTTGAAGAGGCGGAATCCATGAGACTAATTTTTGAACAGAACTCAGATTCGGGTCATAAATACGAGGTTAAGAAAATTTAATCATATGCACCCGTAGCTCAGCTGAAAAGAGCAACGGTTTTCTAAACCGTAGGTCCCAGGTTTGAATCCTGGCGGGTGTACCATCATAACCCACCGTGTATTTCTCGGTGACAATTAGAACATACTAACATACATTTGTCTAACTCATTTTTAATTACTTTGTCAAATTTATATTGTCTGACATGTGCAATTGTAAAATCCTTTTCATTGGGGATTAAATGATGAAAGTCTAAGGCTCCTATGTACTTATTGTATCCACATATTTGACAACAACCTCCTTTATAATCAACCATTTCCTGTTTTAATTTTCTATTTCTTTCAGTAACTTGAATGGTTGTACATTTTTTACAATAAACTGACCCTCCTATTTTTCCTCTTCTATTATAAAATTCATCAATACTACAATTATTATTACATTTTGGACATAGTCTGTGGTCACCATATTCTTTAATTCCTTGAGATGAAAAATTTTTTGTTTTAAAAGGTATTTTGTATTTTTTTACCCAATATCTAATAGTACTTAACGATTTACCCGTTTCTTTACTAATTTGATTTAATGATTTACCATCATTTATTAATTTTTCTAAAAATTCTTTTTTCATAGTTAAATGGATTATATTATATAAATATCCAATTAAACCATAAAATTGACATCAATAAAAAAGTGTTTATATTTAGTGTATGGGAAGTCAAGATAATATGTTAGAACAAGAACATAATGAGTTCGTTAATAGCGAACTATTTTGTCAAATGATTAAGGAGAAAATCGAAAATTCTCATTATCATAAATATGATGGGATTGCCCCCGAAGGGTTTATCTTAATACCTGAACAAACTTTAGAACGATTAAAAGATTTCGACTATTGGAAGGAGTGGATACACGACTCAACAACTTTTAATAAAGATATGAAAGAGGATACAAAAAATATGTGATTTTTCTTGGATAGTCAAATCTTTTTTGTATCTTTGTTCTATGAAAAATATATTAGGATTTCTTTTTATTTCTTTTGGTGTTATGGTAGCGTTGAAAGAAGAATACCATTGTAAAAATTACAGTGAGGTCTTTTCAAAAATGACGAATAGTGGGAGTTCTTCTGAATCAACTCCTTCGGTTGAGGACCAAGTTGTTTATATCTCAGGTTTGGGGGATTTTGACCAATCCGATTTAGAAACGGCCTCAAAGGCTATTACTGAAGTATACGGTCTTAAATGTGAAATAATTAATCCAACAAGTACCTCAGATATTTTATATAATGAGAAGGGTAAGTTAGACGCAAAAATATGTCATCAACAATTAAATCCGAAAAATAAAACGGTTTATGTGACAAATGAATATGTAATGTCTGATGGGATAATTGTTTGTGGGGCAACAACATTTTATGGTAATTTTATTATTGTTAGTGATAATTTTAATAATCACGTAAGAAATACTACACTTCATGAAATGGCACACACTTTTGGTCTTGGTCATTGTGATAATCAATGTATATTAGGTCATATTAAACTTGGCGAACCTAACGGTAAATTTTGTAACGACTGTAAAATAAAACTTGGATTAAAATGAAAACTTTTGAAGATTTAGAATTTAGACCTCATCGTATGGATGGTGTACAATCAATTATGATGTTTGATAATGGATATGGTGTTTCTGTTATTAAAACGCCACACTCTTACGGTGGAAAAAGGGGTCGATACGAATTGGCGGTATTAGACTCAAGTGAGGCAATTACATACAACACACCTGTTACTGAAGATGTATTAGGTTACCTTTCTGAAAAAGAAGTAACAAGATACATGATAGAAGTTCAAAAATTATTAACCTTTAACTTAAAATAATATGCCAGATTTCACAACCGAGATTGACATTGACCCATATGAGTATGTGTCGCAGATATGCCCAGTTTGGGATTAAATAGTAGAAACTTTAAATAATAAATAAAATGACAAAAAAAGCAGAAAATTCAAATGAAACACAGAACCCCAAATTGGGTATATCTGTTGTTATAAATCGTTTTTTAGATAAAGTGTTATTGTGGTTGATTTATCGTAGATGGAGAATGTTAGGTAAGAAAATAGATGGTAAGACATTTTTATCGTCTGATTATGCTAAAAGACGTAAATCTTATGAGAGTTTGATGTGGGAAGTTAGGAAAAATGATTTATAACGAACAAGTATAAATATAATAATTTTATAAAAATGTTTGACAATTGAAGAACTTTTACTACTTTTGTAATAGTTATTAGAAAACAATTGAAAAAAATAGAATCAATGAGAACAAATATTAAACATATGGTCATTATCAGTAAATCGCAATTTATGAATTGCTGGTATCCGCGTGTTTCAAGTATTGGTTCGGAATTGAGTGTAAGATAAAAGTTAAGTATAACATATATCTAAACCCCGAGCCACATAAGGTTCGGGGTTTTTTGTTTTAAGTTCATTGACATATTGGTTTAAAAGTTTATTGTCCTGTAGTGTAATTGGCAACACACCTGATTTTGGCTCAGGAATCCGAAAGGTGTATTCAGGTTCGAGTCCTGACAGGACAACACATTGCGTGGCTCATTGGAGAAGAGTTATTTCTCATAAGGATGACCAGGTGGGTTCGACTCCCATACACGCAACGACAAAAAAAAGTTTGGTAATATAAAATAAATTACTAACTTTGTCAAACAGTTCCTTAGCTCAACGGTAGAGCACTTGTCTTACATACAAGAAGTTGCGGGTTCGATTCCCTCAGGAACTACAATAAGGACCTCAAGCTAACTTAGTAGAAGCGTTGGACTGAAAATCCAAAGGACTTGGAGCGTAACCAAGGGGGTCCACGGAGGCCTGAAATAACAGGACACCCCCACTCCCATATGGCAGTCAGTCCGTTAACCTGATGAAGTGGGGTTTTTTAAATGGAGTGTATAGTGTCAGTGGTTGAGCACGTTAGTTTGTGGTACTAATAGGGTGAGTTCGAATCTCACTATACTCCCAAAAGTCGGGACGCTACGGTCGTAAATTCTGCAGAATGAGAAGACGAAAAGCCTAAGCACGCAGATGAGCTCGCGTTGACGACTATAAAATTGGATGTGGGGTTTGTTAGTAAAACAAGTTACTTATCAATTAATGTGTATATTTATTAATATGAGAAAAGAAAAATACACCAAAGAATTGTTAGAAAAACTTGTTTCAGAATCCGAAACTTTTTCTGACTTGGTTAGGAAACTAACCTTAAAAACAAAGGTTCATGGTAACATGGTCGCCTATATAAAAAAAAAGTTGATTGAATTAGGTATTAATTTTGACCATTTTAAAGGAAGGAGTTGGTCAAAAGGTAAATCAAATTCTACGGGTACTGCGTTAACTAAAGAAGAATTTAGTGAGTTTTATTTATCTAAGAACGCAAAAAAATATACAGGTAGTAATAATATTAAAAAATACTTGTTTAAGTTTGGTTTAAAAGAGAATAAATGTGAGGTATGTGGTATTGGCGAATATTGGAATGGGTTACCAATCTCAAATCAATTAGACCATATTGATGGGGATAATCAGAATAACGAAATAAATAATTTACGAATTTTATGCCCTAATTGTCATAGTCAAACTAAAACTTTCGCAGGTAGAAATGTAAAAACGGAAGGCGCCCGAATGGACGAGGACACCGCCTTGAAAGCGGCTGAGTGTAAAAGCTTTGGGGGTTCGATTCCCTCGTCTTCCGCAAAAAAATAAAATTATGAAAACAAAAGAAGAGGCAAAACTTGATTTTGAAATGACTGTCAAACGTCTTAGAGAAGAACGAGAGATTAAACGAAAGGAGTATTGGAATGATTTGAAACCCTTCAATGAACCAAACGACATTCCTGAAATCCCAAGGGTGGATGAAAAAGAGTATAAAGAGTTCTACATCCCAAGATTAATTAAGGCGGGAGCAATCCCAAAGAAAGACTTAATTCACGGTCAGGTTTATATTGGGGACCACAGGAACACAGATATTGCAAGATGGAATCAGGAAACAAACAAATTTGACCACATGAGATATAAGTTTGGTTGGATGGAAGATGACTGTAATCATTTTGAAGATGACGATGGATTTGCATTATTTGTTCCGATTAAATTAGGAACTGAAGAAGATTGGACTAACAGATTAACAAAATAAAAACATGACAAAAAAAATAACTCAGTCCCTTAAAGACCAACAAATTTCAGAACCTGAAATAATCGATTTAATTAGTTCTTACCGAAAAATGGTAAAGGCAGGAATCCTAAAAGAAAAAGGGTTTGTTAAACTTTTAATTAAACTGGGAATTGACCGACCAAGTGATAACCAATTCATCCTTGATGAGAATAAGGTATATACGCTTAAGTAAAAAACAGTCTCTTGGTGTAACGGATTAGCACCTATCGTTACGGCCGATAAAGTTTGGGTTCGAATCCCAAGGAGACTACAACATCCGATGTGTGTTCCCGAGCTAGGTCGGGATAAATGGAGAATAGAGGAGGGAAATGGTGTCCCCGATTGTTTGCTAAACAATAACCCATTAAGTTGGGCGTGGTTCGAGTCCACTGTTCTCCGCAACAATGGTTCTGTAGTTCAATTGGAAGAACAAAGTCCTTCTAAGGATGGTCAAGTGGGTTCGAATCCCTCCAGAATCACTAAAATAAACGGGGTGTAGTCTTGAGGAGAGACGCTTGGTTTGGGACCAAGAGGCGGCGGGTTCGACTCCCGCCACCCCGACAAAAAATTTAGTAAAACAGAACGATATATACCAAAAAATGGTTACTTTTGTTCAATAAAACTAAACATTGTGATGTGTCCGAGCGGCTTAGGAACTATCCTGATACGATAGTCTACGTGGGTTCGAGTCCCACCGTCACAACCTTGGGTCGTTTTTGTACTTTAATGATATTTATTATTAAAGTACAATTATGGCAAGAAAAGAAAAAAAATATCATTACATTTACAAGACCACAAATATTAAAAATGGAAAATATTATATCGGAATGCACAGTACTGATAATCTTGAAGATGGTTATATGGGGTCTGGTAAAAGATTGAGACGTTCTTTGAAGAAATACGGTAAACAAAATTTTAAGTCTGAAATCTTGGAATTTTTACCAAATAGGGTATCTTTAATCGAAAAAGAAAAAGAATTGATAAATGAGAAACTATTAAAAGATTCATTATCAATGAATATTAAAAAGGGTGGTGAAGGTGGTTTTGTTAACAACGAACATAAAATTAAATTTATTAATGAGGCGGTAAAGATGTTTAACATTAATAAGGAGAAAATGGTTGAGAGGAAAAAATGGTTGTGGGATAATGATAAAGAATGGCGTGATAATTTTAGTAAAAAACTAAGTAATAGTAAAATAGGTAATATCAGTTGGACTGGATTACATCATACTGAAGAAACAAAAAGAAAAATATCGAAAAAAAATTCAATAAATCAAAAAGGTGAAAACAATTCCCAATTTGGGACTCGTTGGGTTACAAATGGAAAAGAGAATACAAAAATTAAAAAAGAAGAAACAATTCCTAATGGATGGAGATTGGGAAGAAAATTGATATAGAATGTAAGTCTATGGTGAAACGGTTTATCGTCTATGTATACAAAACCAAGGTTTCAGCTTCAAATCCTGATTACTCCTTCATAGCTTACTGGTAAAGCTTACGACTTTTAATCGTAAGACCCAAGTTCGATTCTTGGTGGGGGAACAATGGTCACATGGCCGAGTGGCTTAGGTGATGGTCTGCAAAACCATCCACGTAGGTTCGAATCCTACTGTGACCTCAAACAAATACGCGTCTTTGGTGTAACGGCTTAGCATAAGTGACTCCAAATCTCTTGGTCAGGGTTCGAATCCCTGGGGACGCGCAATTATTGGCTTGGTAGCTCAGAGGAAGAGCATTCGTTTGTTAAGCGAGAGGTCGGGATATTTTAATTCCTCCAATCCGTAATTATTTTAAGAAAAATGTTGTGGGTATTAAAATTAGTTGTATATTTGTAAAACAAACAAACTAAAACATATACCATGACAAACACAATCATCAACGTAACAACAGGAACATTAGCAGGAGATACTTTCTACGGAAACTTTAACACTACCATCAAAGGTAAAAGAGAATCTGTTATGGTGTCTAACCATATCAAGGATTTGAATAAAGAATACGAATTCCGTATCGCAAACAAATGTCAGGCAGGATTTATTAATATCCACGACACTAAAGGAACTGCGGAAGGAGTTATCCGTGGGTACAGTAAGAACTCATTGGCTAACATTCAAGTTAAGAATGAGTTCGGTCATTGGGTGAACGTATACACCACCAAAGGTGGTAAATGGTACTCAATTGACAAAGGGTTCATGGATGTATTGACTGTTGGGACAATGAGAGAGTCTTTCCCTGTTATGTGTGACATGGAAATTTGGACTAAATTTGGAGCAAAAACTTGGGCGGACAAGGCGTTCGTCCAAAATTAAAAAAATAGTCAGGTGGCGGAATTGGTTAGACGTAACCAATAGGAAAGCAATCAGCAACAACTGGTTTACACAGGTTCGAATCCTGTCCTGACTACAAGTAGCCCGAAGTACAAGGGACCGAAGATGGAGATTACAGACATAGGTTGAAATAAAAAATACCTTCGGGTACATCTATGTAATGGCGTGGACGCTCCCCGAATCGTGGGTCGGCATAGTTTGTGTGTTCTAGGGGTATTTGAAAAACACACATTTTTAGTCAGGTGGCGGAATGGTAGACGCTACATAGATAGTCAACTACAACAATAATAAAAATGGGTTGCTCCATATAATAAGAATTGCTCTGTCGCAGAGGTTGATATACAGGTTCGAGTCCTGTCCTGACTACAAAGGTTGATTGGGGAATGGTGATACCTATGACACGAGAGTGTGTGTCGGTCGGTATCATCGGAGTTTGCAGGTACACACCGAAGTAACGCCAATCGTAAAAGAGGATGTCCACTGAACCATCTTCCTCTTTCCTAACTTGGGAGTGTTGAGCAACGGTTGCTTAGCTGACTGTAAATCAGTGGTCTACGACATTGGGGGTTCGAATCCCTCCACTCCCACTAACTTTTAAACTAATAGTCTTCGAAAATAGTAATTTTATTAAAACAGATAACATTGATGGTCAATGGTTATCTCCCATTCCTTCTGAGAGAGAATGGCAAGAACAAAAATTGGTTGAGATATTTGGGCATTACCCAAATGCAAGTCCAAGATGGCAATACTTAAATGCGTTAATTTTAAGTGCTTTGGAACATATTGAGCAGAATAAAGAATAAGAAGTGTTAGAGACCACGCATTTTAAGATTTACAACTATTTATTTTAATATAGAATAATAGTATGAATTTTAAACAAATATTAATTGCTGAGTCCGAGAAGAAACGTATCAGGGAAATGTATGGAATATTAACAGAACAATATTTCAAAGCTCCTAATGGTGGTACGGGTCAAGTAGTTAATAAATATCCTGCGGGTTATTATTCGTTAAGTGGTACGGATAAATCAGGTACCGCATATGACAACACAACCAATTTACAAAAAATTATCGATAACGCCAAAGAGTTTTTAACGGCTAATAAAGGTTATATCCCAAGAATTGTTATTAATGCGGGTGAATCTATTAACCCTAATTACGATACTGAAGGTGGTACGGGAGTTAAAAGTTCAGGATGGTTGTCTCAAAAAAGAAAAGACAAAATTGAGGTATATATTAAACAACAATTAAAAGATTTAGTCGATAAAAAACTTATCTCAAAGTATCCCGAGGTTATTTTATATTTTGATGAGGCGAAAACATTAACAATACCATCAGGTGGGTGGGACGATTATCGAACATGGAAAAAATCTACCGACCAAGAAAAAAAGGTAAACCCTAAAAACGCCGAATATATTAAGTTAAAAACTGGCTACGATACCGACCAATTTACTAAAATAAATTTTAAAATTGTTCCTGATTTTGGGGATAATCAATGTTCATTTAATGTTAAAATTGGGGTACACTATGATGATTTAAGTATTGGTCATAGATGTAACACTGCAAGGTTTGAAATCTTGGCAAACGGTGTACAATTAACGACAGGTGGTGGAACAACATGTGGGTCAGGATTACGATATGCCGATATGAATAATGGTGGTGGTAGTTTAGATTGTAAATCAGGCGATATTGGTGGACAAAGAATGAATTATTTCCAATTAAATAATAAGTCCGTGGTTGATAAAATTATAGCAGCGTCTCCCGATAAAAACACTATAAAAATAACTATGAGATGTACGTCAACAGGATTTAACGACCCTACTGGTAGATGTCATCAAGATGTTCCACATGTTACGGTTCACAATACTGATGGTAAAGTAACTGTTGACACATACCCTAGAATAAACGATGACGCCCTAATAACTATTGATAAATGTGGTAATAAAATTTCAGGTGGAGGGGGAGTACCAACAAAAAGTAAAGACGCAGCATCGGGAACGACAACGACACCTAATACCCCAACGACAACAACTACAGGTCAGAAAATAAATTTTGCCGCACCTGCAACAGGAACATTAACTTCAGACCAAGCAATCCTTAACAAACTAAGTAGTGGTGAGGTTAAGAAAAATACCGATAATACTTATTCAGTTTTGAAAACGTTTGCGTACAACGGTATTACTTATAAAGTCGGAGATACTATTGTAAAAATATTACCAAAGGGGAGTACTGTGACAACGACAACGACAACAATTAAATAAAAAATGGGGTTACCCCCACTTCTATTCAACCTTACCGTAGTAATTGTATGAGGTTTTATCATCCTCAACAATAACCGTAATTGTTGTATTATCAACACATGGTGATGTAAAATAAGTAACTACGTATGATTTTTTAGTACTTTCTTCTACTGAGTAAAAAGAATTAACACCAGGGTTAGCGTTTTTCTTACCCAATAAAGTATAAACCATATCACCATTTTTATGTTTAATAACCAAAGAATCTTGGTAGATTAAAATTGTTGGTGATACTACCAATATAGAATCAGACCAAGTAGAAGTACTGTCAGTTATTGAATGACCAACCTCTAACGATTTGATATTTACTTTATAGATGTCTTGAGACAAGCAAAAGATTGTTGTTAAAGACAATAACGATGTGACGATTAATTTTTTCATATCTTTTTATTTATACCACAAAGATAGAATAAAGTTCCGATAAAAAAAAATTTTTATCAAAAAACTTGACACTTTCCAAAAGTGACATATATTTAATTAAAAACAGACAATACTGCAAATGAAAAATTTAAATACAATACTATTAGGCGGGACTGAGGCGGATACGACTCGGACGGAGATGGTATGATATTTAGTATAATAAAACTTAATTGAACCCATCTCCAAAAAAGATGGGTTTTTTTATGTCTATTATTTTGTAATAACAATTATTTGTAGTAGATTTGTAATGTTCTTTGACATATTGGTTTGAAAAAAAAATACGGCTCCATGGTTGAATGGCTACAATACCACCCTGTCACGGTGCGTGGTACGGGTTCGAATCCCGTTGGGGCCGCTTATTAACAAAATGGTTGTATTTATGAGGATGAAAAAAATTAGTTTATTCCTGATTGTGTTGTTCACATTAATATCAGGATGTCAGTCAGACCCTAAATTCCGTAATTCGGAATTCACTAGGAAACCTGCACAGTATAATTCAAATTACTCCTCGAAATACAGATAAGGCATATCGCAGGTTATGGAAGTGGTCTATCCGTCAGGTCTCATAAGCCAGAAATCGGGGGTTCGAATCCCTCACCTGCTACCAAATGGGGGTGCATGTACCAAGGCTTTGGCGATGTCGATTTGCAATCAACGTGAGGTGGGTTCGATTCCCATCATCTCCACCAAATAAACAAGTAAAATGAAGAATGATGAAAGAAGTTTTATCGGGAACTTTCAAGTCGTCTAAAAAAGAATTTATTAAGGTAAATCAAGAAGATAATCTGATTGAAAGTTTGAAAAAAACGCTGAAAAGAACAAAGTACAGGTTCAGAGTGAGGAGCGGGTCTCACAAAAAGTAAATGGTGTCTTGGTCCGCTCTGAATGGTGACATTTAACGACAAGGTCTCGGTGGACAGAACGCGTCTGATTCCACCCAAATTTGCGGGTATCGTATAATGGATTATTACTTTAGACTTCCAATCTAAAGATGTGAGTTCGATTCTCACTACCCGCTCCAAATAAAAATAATTTCTCCAAAAAGGTTTGGTGGATTCAGAAAAGTTTAGTACTTTTGTAATGTGAGAATGGGGGACACGGTCGGTGAGAAGTTGGTGACCTGTCCCCCGACAAAAGAGTTAAAAGTTCATTGAAAAGAATATCTGTGGTGGGTAAAAAACGGTAAACTCGTAAAGTGCATTTACTTGTTGATATGAAATGGTGAAACGAGGGTCCATATCAACTACACACCATAAAAATATTGAGAGAGTGGCGGAAAATAAAGACGCTTAAGCCGTCGCACAATATCGGGGATTTTGGTTTAACAACCAAATATACGTGATGTAACCCGAGGCTGAGGTCATTCGAGTTAGGTTTTTACCTAATTCCAACCTGTAAAAAGGTGGTAGACAATGTGGGTGAAACCCCCACCTCTTTCGCCTTATTGATAATGGTTTTCCCCATTCAACGGATGTCGACAATCCAGAATGGAATCGGAATTCATCACCCCCTGAAAAGGACAGTGCCGAGGCCTCGTAAAACTACGATTAAGCACTTAAGATTGGAGCGAGACGGGTACTCCATCATTATCATAATATTATGTTGCCATCGTCTAACGGTTAGGACCTATGGTTTTCATCCATAAAATCGGAGTTCGATTCTCCGTGGCAATACAAACGAGTAAGAGATATTCGTAGGGTTTTTAAGTATCCCTCAAAACTTGACGGAGTTGGTACCATTACGTTACAGGGTACTCGTTGGGAATAAGGAAGGAAGGTTCTCCTCTCCCCCAAGTAAGAACTGACTTTTAAGTGATAGGACACGTTGGGTTTTCAAATAGAGAAACTATAAATATCCACTCACCACAATCTCAGGTGGGGTCCCAACCAAGGGCAATGCGGGTTCATACCTGCGGAGCAAGGTGACGGTCAGGAAAGACTGACAAAGTAACCAAGTAATACGTAATGGCAAAACGGTTATGTCACCCTTTATGGTTGTATCGTTGTAGGTTCGAGTCCTATCTTGGTTGCTCGTTTCGGTTAGTTTACCGAATAGTATGTCCAATACGATGTGAAACGGGTTTAACTCCGTATGGAAACGTACATAAGCGTATAGGGAGAACGCTTGGGTAAGTCAACCCGACCTCGTGAGGACGAACTGACTATTCCTAACCTGTAGTGGGGACAACCATAATACCTGTAAGCTGGATAAATAAGGGTATTTTTAACTTTTAAATAAATTGTAAAATGGAAGAATGGAATCGTAATGAATGGCAAGGAAAAAGAAAAGACCAAGTCATGTATACAAGAACAGTTTCGATTATTGGCGTGATATCAATTATTGTGATTTTATTGATATTTGGAATTTGTCAACTTTGTGGTATAAAGTTATAATCACGCTCGGGTGTTGAAATTGGTAAACAAGACGGTCTTAAACACCGTTGGGAAAATCCCTTGAGGGTTCAAGTCCCTCCCCGAGTACTAAAATAAAACGACAGAAGTCCGACTTGCACGGATGAAAGGAACTTTGACTTCATGGGAGTTGCTACCCAACCGAAGAGAAATAAATGACTCAAGGTACTCTGTTTAGGACCCTGCTCTACGTGGCCACGTAACAGGTGATGGGGAACAAACCATCAGTAAAATCCGTAAAAACGTTTTATTTTTTTATTGGGAGTTCAGTTAATGGTTAGGCTATGAATCTTATACATTCATAAAATGAGTTCGATTCTCATACTCCCAACTATAAGTTCTTTGGAAATGGTGTACTTAGAATATTTTTTTATCTGTGTCTACCTTTTTTTCCACTGCCGCTTCAAATTTACACAGCACTAACACGCATAGCATATACAACTTGTTATGCACAGTACGGAAAATTATGACACCAAAAGAAAAAGCGTTAGAATTAATCGAAAAATTCAAAATTAATGATTATGATTGGATAGCACAAGGGAATCTCTATTGTATTAAGCAACATGCTTTAGTTACAGTTGACGAAATTTTGAATACGATATTCAATGAAGATTTTTCTGGTCATCTTCTTGATGAAATCGGAGCGTCAGATTATTGGAATGAAGTAAAAAGTGAAATCGAAGCACTAAAGTAGTATTGTGCATAACGTCTGATGATAAACAATCGTTTTAATGTTGTTTATCATTTGTTAGGTTTAGTTAAATTATTGTTT